AAGCAGAAGCGTAGGAAGTAGTAGATAAAGCTTGGCGCCTAATGCGAGAAGAATATTTTAAAAATATAGTAGATGTTAAAGATGTAAAGATGGGAGTGAAAGCAAGGGTATGCGCGAACACGAACAAGTAAAAGAATTTGCGGTTGAGGATATTATTTAGCTGGTGCGCAAGACGGACTTATCCGACTTAAATACTTTTCTGGTATTGAATGGCGGCACTGGCGTAGGTAAAACAACTGCAATTATGAATAATGTACTTGATGAGCTTGACCATAAATTTGGTCATTTGCAAACGATGTTAGTAGTGGAAAGCCGTAGTATCACTGTTGAGCAGCTACGTCATAAATATGGTGAAGCAGATGTATGTCAGCGGCTTGGCTTTGCTAACATGATAAAGAAAGGCACAGTAGACTATGACTGGGTTGTTATTGACGAATGTCATGGTCTTTTTAGTGAGGCTTCATTCGCAGAAGATACAACTGTAATTGGCGATTGGATTAAGTATCGCCGCAAAAACACACACGTTATATTTATTACGGCTAACGATGAGTATTTTGAGGAATTGTCAAAACAATTTTTTGCAGAAGATTCATCCTTTATTTATTTGTTTCCGGACTTTACTAAGTATGTATCGAATACATATGTAAAGGAAATTCAGTTTATTAAAACTAGGAATACTAACGCGACATTGGATTATTTTCTTGAACAACAGGAAGGCAAACGTGGTATTGTTTTTCTTAAAAGCGCGAGTAAGGTAAAGGATTGGTACTTCAAATTATTGGATCAAAAGAAAGGTGTCGCAATGTTAGTTTCGCGCGCAAATCAAACTGCGCTCTCATTAGATGTAGCGCAAGCGCAAATTGCAGCAAAAGACCTACTACTTGAACTAAGTGACGGTAAATCAGGACTTACATTAGCCGACCTTCAAGATATGGCAGATAAACAACGTATTGCGGACGGTAAGGAATCTTTATTTGAGGCCTTACGCAACGAACATTTGCCCGATGATATATCAATTTTAATTGTAACTGATACGCTCCAAGAAGGCATGTCTCTTACATTTCCTAAAATTGACTATATGATTATTGATGGATATGGAGAGGTTGAAATTAGACAGAAGGTTGGGCGCTTTCGCGGCAATCTTGATCAACTTTATATTATATTCAACCCTTCAAATGCGCGCCGGGATTTTCAAATCCAATCCGACATGTTTGCTCACTTTCGCAAGCTTCAAGCCGAAGGTAATCAAGTAGAACTTGCAAAACAATTTGGTATACTTAAAGGCGCTCGATTCCGTGTTAAATACATTACAGAACGCCTTCATGATGATGGCGCGAAAACCTATGAAGTTAATGAACAAGCCTATCTACACCTATTGCGCGATCATAAGGATTATTTGCACTTAATGGGCAATACCGAAGAAGCAGTTAAAGAAATGTACTCATACTTGGGCGCAACTCCAAAATTGTTGGATCCGAATTGTATTAGAACATCAAATCAGAAGGATAATATTTTAGAGATAGCAGAAAGATGGCGCGGAATTCCCTTAAAAGGCCCCGCCCAAGAAGCACTTCTTCAAGACTTTAAAGCAATGGGTATTACAGATAAATCGCGGCATGCCGTGACATCATTGCGCGGTTGCACTTCTCTATTCACTGACGCAGGAATAACCGTCACAGAGAAACAAGCCACCCTCAAAGATTTGGAGCAATGGCCGCAATACCTTACTAAGATAAGAGAAAAATACAGAGTAATTGTTTGACAAAATTTTTAATTTGTATTATAATAAATTAGAAAAAGAAATAAGGAGTAATTTGGAATGGCGTTTTGGAATAAGAAAGAAGTACGAACGAAGACTGTGGAAACAGATCCTGTAATAGAAATCCCAATTCCAAAATGTATTCATACGTGGAAAGATTTTCCAGCGTATATTAAAGAACAATATATTGGGCCTAAACAAGAATCCACGCTTGAAGTGATAGAACCATATGTATGTGTTCATTGTAAAGAGCGTAAAAATATTATGCTATATACAGAAACTGAAACAGGACTAACTCGTAGTGAACATGATGAAAAGCGTGAAAAGTGGGAACGAAAATATAGTAAGATTATAAAACCGCGAATCATTGTTGAGGATATGATTAATGATGAAATTTATCTTGATCCTGTAAAACTTGCGATTGTAGATAAACTTAGGAGTACAAAGAATGAAGAAAAACAAGAAGAATCTCCACAACTCAGTATGCCATTTGACGCCGGCGAGTTGGTACATCCGTCATCCAATAAAACTCGTAAAAGACATTCACAGAATAATTAAAGATGTGATAATGAGAGCAAGATACGGTTGGACGTATTCTGATGTATGGAATTGGGATATTTGGTTTGCAGACACTGTGCCACCAATGCTTCGGTATCTAGCAGATCATGGTTGCGCTTATCCTGGTTATGAACCTTTTGATACGCCTGAGAAATGGCATGATTGGCTTCATAATATTGCCGATATGATTGAAACTAGCACCGAAGATTGGCAAGATGAACATAATGAATATTATGAAGAATATGTTAATAGTTGGGATGAAGAACTTCGTATTAAGTATATGCAGCGTGCGGAAGAATTGGCAAAACAGGGCGACCGTAATATAAGATACGCGCTTAATCAGATTGCAGAACACTATTTTAATTTGTGGGATTGAGGTGTAATATGATTAGTAAGATTGTAAAAAATGGTAATGGAGTATATGTATGTAGTTATTGTAGGATGCGTGTAGATCCTAATAAATCCAATTGTCCCTTCTGTGGTAACTATTTCTCTAATTATGAATCATCTGTAATTAATAGTGTCAAAGAAAAAGAACAGCGCGATGAGGACACCGCAATGCGCGAAGCTCTTAATACCATAATGAATACATTTTGAAAGGAAGAAATAAAAATGAAAGTTATCTATCGTGAAGAAATTGAAACTCATACCGCTTATGATCGTAATAAGTTTTGCGCGAAGTGCGGCGCCCATGAGTGGAGCATCGTAAAAGAAACTGATCCGGATAATAATGTAAGATGGTTTGTAATGTGCCCGCAATGCGGTGCCTGTGGACCTACTATGCCTACCCGTAAGTTAGCTATTCAGGAGTGGAAGAAGCTATAATGATACAACTATTAATTTGTGCGGCCATATTTCTTGCCATAGGGCTATTGATTGGAATTAAGTGGCTAATTGAAGTGGCTATCGCCGCGATTAAAGATGTTCTGGAATATTTGAAGGAGAGAAAAGAATTAAAATGGATGTAAAATCGTCAATTGAATTTAGTTGTCGGCATGGAGATACCGACGAGAAAATGTGGGAAGCCACTATTATTATAGAACCCAAAGAAGGTCAGCCTTATGAAGAAACTTGTCCTGTGGTCGCGCTTGAAGATGTAAGCATTGGGCAGGTTCTTGATGCAATTGCAAATCTCTATCAAATTGAATTAAACAAAGATGATAGCAAGATTATTAGTTATGATATCATTAAGCTTGAACGAGTAAATAAATGTATTTGTTGTGGGGAACAGATCGGACTGAATGAATCTTATTGTGATAGACATAAAGCTATAATTGCTCAAATGCAGCAGGAGTGGAATAATCTTGTTAACTGCGGCTGAGGCGCGAGCAATAGCTAATCTTATTACCCCACAAGATTACTCTATACATAAACATATTGAAATAAGAATTTGGGATTCAATTTAGAATGGCGGCACTCATATTATTTACGCGGGCGAAATAACAGATAACGTTATTAAAGCCTTTAAAGAACTTGGATACAAAGTAACGCCAATGAAATATGAAGAAAAAGTTAAAATGTATAAAATAAGTTGGGAGAAAGATAAATAATATGATAACTGAAGAAACAGTATTTGTTTTGGTTAGTTTTGTAAATTTGATGATAGCTTTTCTTTTAAATGGCCTTGAGACTAATAATAATTGGATAGTCGCAGCGAGAATCTTAAATCTTGTTATAGCTATATTAACTCTAATAATCCCATTTATTTAATTATTATAAAGGAGTATATATATATGCCGGTTTTAATTCTATTATGTATGTTCTTTATGCACATTGTAGATGATTATTATCTACAAGGTATTCTCGCGAGCATGAAGCAGAAGAATTGGTGGGAGAAAAATGCGCCCGATCCTCTATATAAAAATGATTATAAGATCGCACTTGCAGAACATGCTTTCTCTTGGACATTTATGATGATGCTTCCAGCAGTTGTTTATACTACAATTATTGGGGCTATGCTTCCAATTTGGTTTATCGCAGTATTATTTGTCTTAAATGTAATAATTCATGCATTAGTAGATAATGCAAAAGCAAATGAAAGAACAATTAATCTAGTTCAAGATCAAAGTATTCACTTTATTCAAATTATTTGTACATGGTTAGCATTGGGGGTGCTATAATGCCTAAGACACTTGATGAACTTGCTGAAATGATTGCAAAACGTGACAATATTAGTTTAGAAGAAGCTATGGCGGCGATTCGTGATACTACGTGCGAATTAGAATCAGCATTTATAGACGGAAGTCTTGATGCTGCTGAAGATATTCTCGCCAGTTCACTTTCACTTGAACCAGATTATCTTGACCTCTTTATTCTATAAGAAATATTTAAAGAAAATGCGGCAATGCCGCATTTTTTTATTTGCTCAAATAAAATACTATTATTATTTCTTTTTACAATCACCTAAAATTAGAAGAATATCTTAAAGGAGGGATAAAAATGCCATTTGATTATAAATTACCACCTATGCCACAGTCTACAAAAATACAACATGTTTATCCCTGGGAGCATACTAATTTATTTATACTATGTCAATAGTTATATGAACTAGCTTCTAAGACTGGTTATTCTGGAGATTTCGATGAATTTAAATCACATTTTGGTGATTATTTAATTTCTAATGAAAATTTAATTCATTATGATACATATACAGGACAATATGAAGTTACTGCATTGCCTGAAGTAGAACAAATTTTACGAACAAAAAAGAAAATGTTATTATCAGATATTGTAGTAAAACCGATTCCATACTATGAAGTTAGTAATGAAGCGGGCGGTATTACAGTGTCAATAGGATAAGGAGGAGATATCGTATGGCTAATCAATATAAAAATAAAGTGGTCTATGGTGGCCAAACTCTTATAGACTTAACCAATGATGACGTCACTCGCGCGGATGTAGCTGCAGGTAAATAGTTTCATTTACCAACAGGTGAAATCACAACAGGTACTAATACATATGATGCAGACACTAGTGACGCGACTGCTGTGGCAGCTGAAATTTTATCTAGTAAAACTGCATATAAAAATGGTACAAAATTAACAGGTACTATGCCGAATCGCGGACAACAAACCGGCACTATTACTACTAAAACTGGAACAGTCATAATTCAATAGGGTTATCACGATGGTTCTGGTAGCATTGGTATTGATAGTACAGAACAAGCAAAATTAATTGCAACTAATATTCGTGAAGGTATTACTATTTTAGGTGTAGAAGGTACAATGAGCGGTAATGAAGGCGTTTCTGCAACTCAAGCAAATGTAACTCCATATACAACTGCTCAAACAATCACGCCAGCTGATTTAGGTAGTTTTAATAGTATTACACAAATTAATGTCGCAGCAATTGCTTACACAGAAAGCGATAATGCTGCAGGCGGTGTAACCGTTACAATTGGTACCGTTGCGCCAACACCTTAAGGCGGTGAAGGCGTATGGCAAACAATCCATATGTAAATAAAGTATAGTATGGAAATAAAGTATTAATTGATATAAGTAATGACACTGTTGCGGCAAATAAAATGTTAAGCGGTATCACAGCACATGATAAAAGTGGTGCAAGTATTACAGGTAATATTCCTATAAGGAGTAATATGGATATTACTACATCATACGATAGTGCGGGGGGATATTAGTTAGTTGGATTAGAAGGCCCGTCTGGATATTATTCTATTAATATAGGTACATGGATTTCAGAAGTAATTATGCAAGTACCACAATCTGGATCACATAAATTTACTGTCTATATACCAAATGGTACAACTAATCCTACTAATGAAGGAGATTGGATACCATTAGAAATTGAAGTAGATTCAAATGGAAATTCTAACGTCGTCGATGATACGATCGCGGCAAGTGGGGTGAGCTTTTAATGCCAAGATATACAACAACAGCAGAAGAATTAACTAGTATTGCTAATGCTATTCGTGCAAAAACTGGCGAAAGCTCTGAGTTAGTTTTTCCTACTGGATTTGTTAGTGCGATTAATAGTATTAGTTCAAATGGTACAGATACATCTGATGCTAATGCAACTGCATCTGATATTTTATATAATAAAACTGCTTATGTAAATGGTTCTAAAATTACAGGTAATATTTAGACTAAAACAGATTCTGATTTAATAGCATCCGGGCTTACTGTTACCGCGCCGGCAGGCTATTATTCTGTAGCGGCATCCAAGTCAGTAACAAGCGGAACTGCGGGAACTCCAGTCGCTACAAAGGGAACAGTATCTAATCATTCTGTAACTGTAACACCTAGTGTAACAAATACTACAGGGTATATTGATGGCGGAACTATTAATGGTACGCCGATAACAGTTACTGTATCAGAATTAGAGAGTGGGACAAAATCAATTACAGAAAATGGAACAGATATTAGTGTTTCTGGATATAGTACAATTAATGTAAATGTTCCAGATAATGTTCCTATTTTTTATTTAACAATTGATGCTAATTGGGAAATAATTTATACTACTACTTGTAATAAAACATATACAGAATGTATGAATTTATTTTCAAATGGAAAAACCTATGCTTCAGTTATTCTGAATGATGGAGACGGAAACTATGTCATGGCCGCGACAGCAATGACAGATGGTAGTACTCTTAAATATTTACTTACAGGTTTTGATGGTGTTGCATTTATGCAAATATTGTATAGTTCTACTGAATTAGTAGGGACATCAAATCCAGTAGCTAGAAGAACTAGTTCTGATTTAACTGCTTCTGGTGCAACTGTAACTGCGCCTGCGGGTTATTATCCTACGGCAGCGACAAAAACAATAGATTCTGGAACAGAAGGTATTCCTATAGCTACTAAAGGAACAGTATCCAATCATTAGGTAAGTATAACTCCAAGTGTTACGAATACATCAGGATATATTAGCGGCGGTATCCATAGCGGTACAGCAGTTAGTGTTAGTGCATCTGAACTTGTAAGTGGTACAAAAAGTATTACTACAAATGGAACAGGAATTGATGTTACTAATTATGCGAGTGTTGATGTAAATGTTGAAGAAGATGTTCCTATTTTTACAGCCACAATAAATACAGAATGGACAACAATTTCTAATGCTACTTGTGATAAAACATATAATGAGTGTCTTACTTTATTTTTAGATGACGTAGATCATGCTTATGCAATGATAAATTATGATTCTGATACTTATAAATATACTCTTACTGCAGTACGTTCTAATACACTATTAACTTATATGTTTACTAATAATCAGGGTATTATAGATTTTGGTTTTGAATATAATTCAGATGGAACAATTAATAGTTTTATCAATCCTATTCCAATTCGTGATAGTAATGACTTAACTATATCTAGTGCAACAGTTACAGCTCCGGCTGGATATTATCCATCAAACGCAAGTATATCTATAGCTTCCGGCTCCGCGGCAACTCCAGCAACCTCAATTACTGCTACTCCATCAATTACAGTTGGTTCTGATGGCTTAATTACAGCTACTACAAGCGCGACTTAGAGTGTTACGCCAACAGTAAGCGCAGGCTATGTAAGTTCCGGTACTGCTGGAATAATTACAGTTAGCGGCAGTAATACTAGTTAGCTTTCTACTAAAGCGGCCGCGACAATAATTCCAGGAACATCAAATCAAACTATTGCTTCTGGAACATATTTAACTGGAGCACAAACTATTAGCGGCGATGCTAATTTAGTTGCTAATAATATTATTAGTGGAAAAACAATATTCGGTGTAGCAGGTTCAGTAGTTATATAGCATTATTATACTGGCAGTGAAACACCTTCCAATTCTACCGGCGAAAATGGTGATATTTACTTGAAGATATCATAAGGAGGCACATTATGGCAACAATAAGATTAATTCCTAGTACTTACGCTGTATCAAGTGCCTCATATTTATCTGTATCTAATGAATCTAATATGTATAGTAATACAGATAGTACTACTTATGCTACTATTACAAATACATATGCATCTACTTCTTCAAGATATTTATATATTCGTGGATTTAATTTTTCCAGTGTTCCTGCTGATGCAGTAATAAATTCATTTACAGTTAAAATCAAAGGATATGAATCTGGTCTTTCTACCAGCACTTCTTATGCGCCAAGATTAGCAAATGGCACATCTGCATTAAGTAATACAACCGCGAGTACGAATTTTAGTACTTCTGCTCACACTATTACCATTCCTACAGGTGCATTAACTTGGGAATAGATATCTTCTACCTATGGTAGCAATTTTACTATAATGGTATATGTTCGCAGAAATAATAAAAACACAACTGGTCATTTTTATTGTTATGGCGCGGAAATTGAAGTAGATTATACAATTCTTTAGCCTCGTACAATTACTTCAACATTAACTGGTAATGGTACTATTAATCCTAGTGGCACTAATAGTGTAAATGATGGAGATACATATATATTAACAATTACTCCTACTAATATTAATGATACTATTACTGTTACAAATAATGGTACAGATGTAACTTTGCAATTAATTGGTGGATATACAGGTGGCTCATAGCATTCTACAAGTCAAACTGCTGAGAGTTATACTACAAATGGTAGTATGTCAAGTAGTTCATATGTTAGTTACCCAGTAGGGCATACTGCTGAAAGTCCACATACGTATTCTAGTAATGTATATGCCAGTAGTAATGGTTAGACTGCATATACAGAATATTCTTTTGATTTTAGTGATTTACCATTAGATGCAGTAATAACAGAAGTAGAAGTAAAATGTACCGGATTGCGTGAAAACACATCTAATGGTCCTTGTGAAGTTACATTATATTCTGGTACTATACAAAAGGGAGACACTTAGGAATTCACTTCTACATCATAGCAAACTATTACTGTGATAGATCCAGGTGATTGGACGCGTACAGAACTATAGAGTGCTAAATTGCGCTGGACGGTTGGATATTATGGTGGACGATTATATGGTATTACTTGGAACGTAACATATACAACAGGTGGATCATTAACATATTATACATATACATATACAGTTAGTGAAGATGCTACTATTGCTGTTACTATTAGCAGTACTAGTTAGCCTATTATATATTATAAAGTGAATGGCTCATGGGTTGCGGCGGTAGCTGTATATAAGAAAGTAAATGGCTCATGGGTATTATAGAATGATTTAACTAGCGTATTCGATGCTAATACGAACTATGTTAAAGGATAATGGAAGTAATTATTATGGTAAGAAGTATTTTAGAGATGAAAAAAGGGGTGAGATAAATGTCAAATATTAATTTTGGAATGAATATTCTCCCCAAATCTAATAATACCTATACATTAGGTAGCAATGAATATAAATGGAATATTTTTGCAAATTAGATTAATGGTGTAAATGTTTCTACTATTATTAATGGCGGGAATGGATTACCAACTGTTACTAGTACAGATAATGGAAAAGTATTAAGAGTAGTAAATGGACAATGGGCCGCGGCCTCCTTACCAAATGTAAGTGAGGTGAGTTGGTAATGGCAGATTATTTAATTACTGATACATAGATGACAGCGATGGCAGATGGGATACGTAAAATTTGGGCAGAAACTGGTTCTATGACAGTAGAACAAATGTTAACTAAACTAGATAATACAATTTTTGGAATTCCTATTAAGGATACTATTGGTTTAGGTGAAACTTCAGGTGAATGGGTTCGTCCTTCTGATTGGCCAGATTTAGATGCAATTGAATTACCAGACGATTTTGATGGTGTTTATTTAACCTATGATTTGCGTAAAACACCGGGTTATGGATGGATTGGACTGTGGATTGGAGGAAACGGTACCTATTATGTAGAGCGTGGCCATTTAAATAGTAATAATGAATTTATTGTCGATGAGACGCATTCTGTTGCTCAAGATACTTATTTTAGACAAGCTTTAGATTCTACTTATGGTAACGTTTAGTTATGGAGAGTAACTGCAAGTTCTCATATTGCAGGATTTGGTTTTTGTGGAGATACAACCGATACTAACGTAATGAAAGTAAATTAGCTCTAGCCATGTGTTGAACGTATTGGTTATATGGATTATGCTGGACCCATCTGGAGCGGTAATGGAGCAACTACTGCAACAAATAGAATGCACAGTACTTTTTGGCTTGAACGAGATGGCTTGGTTATGGGGCGTAATCGTGCGATTACTAGTTTTAATACAGCCTGGTCTAGTGCTTATAATTTAAAGAAAATAGATACAGAAAAATGGGATACTAGTAAATGGAAAATTACTAGTTTTACATCTAATTGGTATTATTGTATTAATTTAGTTAATTTAGATTTATCTAATTGGAAAACAGATACTTGGGCAGTTACTAATTTTACCTCTAATTGGGATCATTGCATCTCTTTATAGGAATTAGATTTAAGTAATTGGAATACATCTAATTGGAAAGTAACCACTTTATATTATGAATGGGCTAACTGTCACAGTCTATAGACCCTTAATTTAAAAGGTTGGGATACTTCTGGTTGGGCAGTTACGACAATGTATTATACATGGAATTATTGCCATTCATTAAAGAGACTAGATATTGAAAATTGGGATGTCAGTAATTGGAATGTTAATACTCTATATTGTACATGGCGTTATTGTAAATCATTAAAAGTACTTGATTTAAGTAAATGGGATACCTCTAATTGGGAAGTTACTACATTAGGTTATACATGGCAAGGTTGTAATAGTTTAATAGAACTAAAAATAGATGACTGGGACGTTAGTAAATGGCATGTTACTAATTTAGCAGCTACTTTTGCTAATTTATATTGTATAAAAGAATTAAAACTTAATAAATGGAATACTACCAATTGGGAAATAGCTAATTTTTCATCAACATTCAGTTCATGTTTATCATTAGAAGTGCTTGAAATTGATAGATGGAATACTAGTAATTGGGCAGTTACAACTCTAGAAAGTTTATTTTCATATGACCACTGTTTAAAAAAACTTGATTTAAGTGAATGGGACACTAGTAATTGGGCGGTTACTAATATAAGAAATTGCTGGTTAGAATGTTTTTCATTAGAAAAATTAAATATAAATGATTGGGATACTTCTAATTGGGCTGTAACTAATATGTATTATACATGGAATTCTTGTACTGCATTAGAAGAATTAAATATAAGTAGTTGGAATACTTCTAATTGGGCAGTTACTAATACGCAATCTATGTTTGGTTCTATGACAAATTTAGTAACACTGTTAACTCCTGTTTCATTTAATGCTTCTACTTCAAATTCAACAGGTTTTATTGGATATAATTATCGCTTAGTTAATTTTAGCGGTTTTGAAATTAAAGAAAATTTCAATATTAATGGAACATATGCATTAACAGATTAGTCGATAACAAATTTAGTTAATAGATTACCATAGGTAACTTCTAAGACGGGAACTTTCCCAACTGGAATTAAACATAGATTAACAGCAGAGCAAATTGCAACAATGACACAAAAAGGTTGGACAGTTGCATAAGGAGGACTTATGAAACAAAATCAAATTCAAATTACAGTACTTGAAGCCAACGAAGGCATGGTCCTTACAAATGGCGAAACGTATAGTACTTTAGTATATCTAGGAATAAATGATTCTCCATCAAATTGGATAGAGATCCCACAAGATTAGGTTCCTCCTCAAGAAGAACTAACTCCTTAAATAAATATTCAGGCGGCATGAAAATGCCGCCTCATTTTTTATTTGACAAATTTTAAAATTTATATTATAATTTTTATAGAAAAGGAAAAGGAGATGAATCTCTATGAAGCGGATTCTCGTAGTAAATATAGATGTTCAGAATGATTTTGCGCGCGGCGCATTGGGAACTCCCGAAGCAGTTGCAGCATTGCCTGTTATCCATGCGGTTAACGAATTTGCTGTAAAGCATAGATATGGCCGCGGAGCGACACAGGATACTCATTATGCGTCTTTTTACTTTGATACCCAGGAAGGCAAGAATCTGCCTATTCTTCATACGGTAGATGGTACTTGGGGTTGGGAAATTTGTGATGAAGCTCAAATCGAAGGTACGAAATTTGATTTTGTGATTTGCAAAACGGCTTTCGGCACAACCGATGAGTGGGAATATGTACTTATTGATGAAAATGGTAAGTATGAATATGATGAAATCTGGATGGTTGGTTTTTGTACTGATATTTGTGTAATGGCAAACTTCCAGATTCTCAAGGCAATGTTCCCCGAAATTCCGATTGTAGTAATTAGCGATGCGTGCGCGGGCGTAACTCCCGAATCTCACGAAGCAGCTCTTAAAGTAATGAAGAGTTGTCAGGCAAAGGTAGTAACTTGGGAAGAACTTGAAAAGGAGAATGAAAATGAAGCTTAATCCTATTATTAATAGTCTGCTCGATACCGATCTCTACAAATTCAATATGAATCAGGTTATCTTCCATAAGCATACCAACCTTAACGGCACTTATCTCTTTAAGTGCCGTAATCATGGTATTCAGTTTACGGAAGAAATGGTAGATGAAATTAAAGAGCAGGTGGATCATCTTTGTACACTTACTTTCACCAAAGAAGAGCTTGACTATCTGCGCTCTATCCGCTTCATCAAGGATGACTACGTAGAGTTTCTGCGCCTGTGGCGGCCGCTCCGTGACTATGTACATATTTGGCGCAATGATGATGGCGTTCTTAGTATTATGATAAAAGGCCCTATCTTCTCTTGTATGCCGTTTGAAATTTATTTGCTGGAAATTGTAAACGAAGTTTACTTTGCTTTCCAGTATAATTATGAGGAACTGAAAGAACAGGCTCGCCGGCGCCTTCGCGAAGAAATTGAAGGTTTTAAAAGCGGTAAGTATACGTTCCGCTTTGCAGAATTTGGTTGCCGCCGTCGTCTTAGCCGCGAGTGGCAGGAAGAAGTTGTTCGTACTATGAAGGAAGAAGTTCCTAATATGGTCGGTACTTCTAACGTATATCTCGCCATGAAATATAATTTGATTCCTGTTGGTACCTATGCACATGAATATGTGGAAATGTATCAGGGTATTAATAAAATTCCGGTTGCCTATGGTAACTATTATGCTATGAAGGACTGGTATGAAGAATATCGCGGTGATAACGGTACAGCTTTGTCCGATACCCTTACTACCGATCTGTTCCTTCTTGACTTTGACCGCAGCATGGCTAACAACTTTACTGGCGTGCGCCATGATAGCGGCGACCCCTACGAGTGGGGTGAAAAGATTATTGCTCATTACAAGAAGTTTGGCATTGATCCTAAGACCAAGACCCTACTCTTTAGTGATAGCTTGAACTTTGAAAAGGCTCAGGCGCTATATGAATACTTTAAAGATCGTATTAACGTATCTTTTGGTATCGGTACTTATTGTACCAATAATACAGATGTTGAAGCACTTAACATTGTAATTAAGTTGCAGTATGTAAATGATCGTCCGGTCGCAAAGATTAGTGATGCCCCTGGTAAGACTATGTGCCCGGATGAAGGCTATGCAGAATATCTGCGCGAAGCCATTAAATTTAGATTGGAGCGTGAAGGATAAGATGGAACGTATTGGACTTTTTGGTGGTACCTTTAATCCCATTCATAATGGGCATATTGAGATTGCTAAAAAGGCAAAAACTCTACTTAATCTAAATCGAGTAATTTTCATTCCCGCGGGCTATCCATATATGAAAGATCAGTCCGAAGTTGCTCCTTATGGAAAAAGATTAGAAATGGTAATAGAAGCCGTTTCTAATTTGAGTTGGGCAGGCTGGTCAACAGTAGAAGAACCAGTCGCAAAAAATGATCCTACTTATACCATAAATACAATTCGATATTTTCGGCATATAGATCCTGATGCTAAATACTTTCTTATTCTTGGAGAAGATGCATATGAGCAGCTCGGCGATTGGAACGAGTATAAAGAGATCCTTGAATCAGTAAATATTATCGTTGCTAGCCGTGGCTCTGATGTCGTAAAAGAAAAATATGGATATCCTACATCTTTCTATTGGTTCTTTAATAAAAACAATATTTCAAGTACAGAAGTACGAAAAAGTATTCAAAACAATGAAGAGTTTGAACATCTTGTTCCAAAGGGTGTAGCTGAATATATTATGATGCATAAGCTATATGGATGCGATGATTTTGACGCAAATACGGTAAAAACTAAAGTAGTTAATTGGATTCGTAATAAAATGAATGGCTTCGGTTTGAATAGTAAAGCAGTTATTGGCATTAGTGGCGGCAAGGATAGTAGCGTTGTCGCGGCGCTATGCGTTGAAGCCATTGGCAAAGATCGCGTATGGGGTGTTACTATGCCCGACGGCGAACAGGCGGATCTTGACGACAGCCTGCGCCTTATTGAGCATCTTGGCATCCACCACGTTCCATTCAATATTAAAGCCATTACTAATGCTTGTAGGATGGAATGTATCTTTGGTATGGGCAATGAACTTACGAAGGATGCTCTTATTAACATGCCCGCACGAATCCGTATGACAATGCTCTATATGGTTGCACAGACGCTTGGCAATGCTTTTGTTATCAACACTTGTAATTTGAGTGAAGATTGGATTGGTTATAGCACTTGGCATGGAGATGGCGCTGGTGATTTTAGTCCTTTGGCTAATTTTACTTCTGAGGAAGTTGTAGCGCTCGGCGACAAGTGCGGCCTTCCATATGATCTTACTCATAAGACACCAAGTGATGGCCTTTGCGGCCAGACCGATGAGGACAAACTTGGGTTTACATATACCGTATTGAATAAATATATTCGTACAGGTATTATTGAGGATAAAGAAGTTAAAGCTAAGATTGACGCAATGCACAAGAAGAATAAATTTAAACTAGAACCGCTTGATCATTTTGAATATGGAGTAGTAAATGTGGAAGAAAACTAAGAAATGGTTAATTAAAAAGTTAGGCGGATATGAGTCGCCAGTATATTTTGATTATAATATTGAGCATATTACATATCCCACAGTTCCTATTGCAGTAGAACGTATTGTAGATAGGGCGCTATGTAATGATGAAGATATTGAATATATTATACAACATGAACTTGCGCCTTTACTTGCTGAAACAATGATAGAAGATAAACTTGTAAATATTACAATAGATCATATTGGTTCTTTTAACGGATGGCAAGCTGTTGTTCGTGCAAGTTGTAAAGTAGTAGATCCAAGGGGAGAAAAAGAATGATTAGACGGTTTATTAAGGTTCCTGAGCCTATTACCGCGGTTCAATGGGTTAATAATAACGAAGAAGAAATTAAGAATTTTATTGGGCAAGAACGTGTGTCTTTTGTCCCAAGTATTTATAATAGTTCAATTGATGTATATATTGATGATGCCTATGGCAAAGAAATGGCAGAAGTTGGCGACTATATTGTAAAATATAACAATGGAGACATTTTTATTTGGGGCCGTGGAGCCTTTGAAAAGTATTTTAGAGAGGTAGAATAATGTGCTTATTTAGGCGGCGGTGTAAGCATCGTTGGATATTGGAATATAGAGGAAGAATGCAAGTATTGCGCCGTTGCTAGTATTGCGGTAAATACCAATGGTTTAATATTTGACTTTTATTGTAAATTATGATATACTTTTTATATAGAGGAAGAGAATATGGAAATTGATAAAGAATTAGAAGTTGCTCTTCAAACAATTAAAGAATTAAAAGAAACTATTGAGTTACTTAAACGTGTAGTTGAATATAGCTATAGTTATGGTTATGAACGTGGATACAATGATGGCTATAATGAAGGTTGTATGTATGGGTGGTAAAATGGGAAATGAAGAAATTATGGATCGAATAGTAGATATAGTAATATGCCTTGCAGTAATTACTGTAATTGTATTAAAAATTTGCGGCGTTATTACTATCTCATGGTTATGGTTACTTGCACCACTATGGATTCCCTTTGGATTTGGGGTTGTAATGGCAATTATATTTGTAATCTTATATTTCATTGAAAGTTATATAAAAGGAGAATAAGTATGAACGGTATTAAAATGAGTGATTGTGATTTTTATGTGAACGAAGAGAAGCGAACTGTGGTTTGTGTTTATCCTAAGGCAGATCCGGTTTTTAATCGGAGATATGCAGGAGATATGGTTATCAATTTTATTATTGAGAACTTCGATTTTCCAGATATTAATCTGGGTGATTTGATTTATGGCATGAGGCCGGAAATGATGATGCCCCGGTATTTTACTGGTAAGGCTGTATGCGCGCCAGAAGATGAATGGAATGAGGAACTTGGTAAGAAGATTGCTTTTGCGCGTGCAAAAGAAAAGTGCTATGATAGCTTTTTCAAGCGGGCAAATCTATTTGTCCATACAGTAACAAAGCGTCTTGGTAATGCAATTGACATCTTTAATAATTTTGGTGATAAGATTTCCGCTAGTCGAGAAGCGCTTGAAGACTCAATTAGTAAGGCTCTCGCGCCTAAAAAGGAATAAAAAAAAATAAGGGATGCTTAAAGCATCCCTTTTACTTTGTCTAAGGCGGCTGAAACTACTTTTTTAGCCGCTATTACTATGTCTGTATAATCTTCCTATTTGATTTCAATTTGCTTTAATGTGGTGTATGGATAATAGAAACTAAGTATTTCCCGATATTTAACCCCTCTGCCGGCCGCAGTATTTGCACCAACCTGAGATAATCCCACACCGTGTCCTTTCTTTTCTTGGAGAGTCCATTCATCTTTTCGCGCAATTAAATATGCGCGTTTACCGCCCCAAACTTCTTCGCTTGAATAGGTACGGCCGCCATTAGAATGGCAATAATAAGTTGAAGCATAGCGCCCTCCATACATTAATACCATTCCTTCAGTTGCTTTCGCAGCGACCTAAGCCTTCTTATAAGTAATACGTGGCGCGCGAAAAGCCTATGCTTTTGCGGCGGAATCACTAATTACTTTTCCATCAAGAACCCCTTGTGCGCAAGCATATGTTCTTGCGGCAATAGCCTATGCTTTTAGGGCTTCTTCATTAGCATTACCCATTTCAGAAGCCACAACAATACCAACATATTCTTCAAAATCTATTTCCTTAATAGTATTTTTATCACAATTAAAATACTTCATATTTTCATTAGTTGTAATTTGTACTTTAATTTTCATAGTCACCACCTCAAAATTTAAGTATTTGACTTATATAAAATTTTATGTTATAATTTTTATAGAAATGGGAGGGAGTAGCTAATGAATAAGCGTTATTTCAGATTTGCGCGAGAAGCTTCTTTGCGGGCGACTTATACGGGTTCTCATAATTTTGCCCCAGCAATTGGAGCTGTTGCTATCTATAAAGGCTCTATTGTAGCTACTGCCTTTAATTCTAATAAAACTTCACCGCTTCAAGCCAAATATAATATATATCGTTTTCGTGAGTCCGATACTTTGGACAAGGTTCATGCAGAAATCGCCCTTGCGCAGAAGTTGAGATGGAAGTTTGGAGATAGTATTGCCTGGGATAAAGTACATATTTATTTGTATAGAGAATATAAAGACGGAAGACTCGCTCCATCGCGGCCATGCCCGTCCTGCATGGCAATGCTAAAAGAAATCGGGGTAAAGAAAATCTTCTATACTACCGAAGATGGATACGTTGAAGAAAAGTTCAAATAATTGCGATCGCAAGATCGCAATTTTTTTTATATCTAAAAAACTAAAACTATTATTAATTATCCCCTCTTATACTAAAATGTTAGAAAGAAGTTTATGCTTCTTAATATTTTGAGAAAAAGGAGGGAATGGTTATGGCGTATACGCAAACTTAGTGGTAGACCGGTGATCCGATTACTTAGTCCAGATTAATGAAAATCGAAGACGGAATCGCAGCGGCGCAGTCTACTGCTGATGGCGCACTTAAACCATCCGATAGCCAATTTACATCTGTAGTTACTAAAGTAAATACTTTGCAGAGTGTTGTTGGTGAGACTGATAATGAGGGTTTAAGACGTTAGGTTATTGATCTAGGTACTAGAGTAGACTAGGCCGCAGGTGATAATAGTCCTGGGGTAAAAGCATTTAATCAAATTATTGCGGCTACTACCAGCAATGATCCTGCCTATGATAACTTGGATACTCGTTTCACCGCTATTGAAAGTAAAAATACAACTCAAGATGCTTTAATTCAAGCTGTAAGTGATAGTATTGATGCGGCGAAACGTACAGGCGTATCTAACGATACTCTTAAAGCTCGTTTTGAAGCGGTTGAAGCTACTGCAACCACATTAATTAATGGTTATAATAGTATGACCCAAAGTTTAATTAATGCCGGCGGTGTTGATGAGACGGGCCATCAGTAGACTTTAACTGATCGTCTAAACGCAATTGATGGTGGCGCACATCCAGAACGCACGTTGCCCAATGTTATCGCTGAAATAACTGCGGCGCATGGTACTAATAATACTCATGGTACTCTTGATAATCGTTTCACAACTATTGAAACAGAATTAAATAATGCCCATAGCTCAACTGCTTTAGCAAGTAATGGAGTAGATAAGTCTTATGTTTCAATTGATGCACGCTTTGAAGCGATCGAAGGCGAATTAGTTGGCACCACAGCGATGACTTCTCGTCTTGATAGTTTAACTGATAGTATTGGAACCATTAATAGCAATATTTCTGATTTAGATACTGCTTACAAGGCTGCGGATTCTACTCTTACAAATCGTATTAATTCCTTAGATACTGCATATAAGGCAGCAGACACAACTATTAATGAATCAATTACTGCATTAACTTCAACAGTATCTGATATGGATACTGCTTATAAAGCGGCAGATACAACTTTGGCCGAAGCAGATGCGACTCTTAGCACTCGCATTGGAGAGGTTGAAAGCGGATATCAAGCAGCAGATTCTGCTTTATCTACAAGAATTACTACTGCTCAAAATGGTGTTAACGCATTACAAAATACTGTTAATGATCCAAGCACTGGTTTGGCTGCGACAAAGGCAATTGCTGATGCGGCGGCAACTGATGCGGATTTAGACGCGTTAGCTGATAGAGTTACTACACTAGAAAATAATCCGCAATCTACAACCACAATTATTGAAAACGTAAATTACAATAATTCTGGTATCCCTACCAATATTAGCAATCCTTCTACTGATATAGATTATATATTAAAGAAAGATAACAAATACTACTATTGGAAATATATTAATAATCAGTGGGAATTAATTAGCGGCGCGGGCGAAGGCGGTACTTCTTCTGCGGAATTTTATAGTTCACTTGTTGAAGTTCCACAGCCATATGATGAAAATGTGGATTACTTCATTGGATCTGGTACTAATTATGTTCATTATCGTTATTTAAATAACACATGGGTAACTGTTTTACCATCCGGCTTAATTAACAATATTAATGTTACTTTAAATGGCGGCTTAAATGCAACTGAATTTGGTAGTAATATTAATAAGTTAGCAGACTTTATTGCGTTAAAGAGCGTAGCATTAACTGAGAATACTGAAAATGATGAAATTGTTTCTTACACCCTAACATTTACTGATACCAATGGTGAAGAGCATCCTTGTACGTTCGCCGCGGGTGGAGCAGGTGGAAGTGGCTCTTTAATTACTGCTACTCTAAACCGTATTGGTGATGGTAATATTACTTCTATTGTTGGTGAGCCATGTTTAATTAACTTTAGTTATACTGCAACAGATAGTTCTGGTGATACAGTAGCAACTACGAGTACTGCAACATGGTCTATTAATCGCGCACAGGTTGCGACTTCCGTTGTAAATATTGGTAACAATAGTTTTGATATTACTCAATATCTACAAACTGGTGAAAACAATATTACATTAGTTGTTACTAGTAATATTGATAATCAAGTTATTACTCGTAACAAAACATGGGTAGTAGATGTAAAGAACTTCTCATTAACTTGGGAATATGATGAAAGCACCATTAATGATGAAGATGAAATTATATTCTCTTGTGTTCCATATGGTGTTGATATTACAAAGACATTACATTTGAAAGTTGGTTCTTATGAACAAACTCAAACAGTAACAACAAGTGGTATTCCTACTTCTGTTACCTTAACTAATAACTTTACTCATGGCAATTATACCGCTGAAATGTGGATGACCGCGACTATTAATGGAGCTTCTAAAGAAACTAGCCATATTTCTCACGACTTTATTGTTGCTGAGGCTGGAAATACTAATCCTATTATCGCAGCAACCTTACCATCTTCAAATGTTGATCAATATAACACTATTTCAATTCCATTTGTAGTTTATACTCCAAATGCAAATACTTCTCATATAGAATTAGCAGTTGATGGCGTTGTAGTTGATACTCGTGATGTTGGAAGAACCACTCAAACTTGGAACTATACTCCACTAACTAGTGGCGCGAAAGTTTTAACAATCACTACCGGTGAAGTTGTTAAGACATTAAATTTAACTGTTAATAGTATTAATATTAATAATACAGAAATTCCAAATTATACATTTAAGTTAAAGGCGAGTGAACTTGCAAGTAACAATGCTTTAAAAGCATGGTATTATGATTCTAATAATCAAAATACCACTAAACTTCAGTTCTCTAATAACTTTGACTGGGTTAATGGTGGTATTAAGACTGAATTAGATGAAAACGGTCAACTTCGTCAATTCATTCGTATTAAGTCTGGTACTACAATGACTATTCCTTATTAGATGTTCTTAACCGACCCTCGTACCAATGGTATGAACTTTAAGATTATCTTTAAGGTTGAAAATTGTCGTGATTATGATGCAGTTATTGCTACTAATATGGCTGAAAATATTGGTATTCAGTTAAGCGCCCATGGCGCGAGCTTTAAATCTAGTACAACTACCATTTCTACTCAGTATGGTGAAGAAGAATATACTGAACTTGAATTTGAAGTATATAAGGCAACCTTACCAAATGGTTCTGATGCACCAAATCAATACATTATGGCATGGATTGATGGTGTTATTACTACTGCTCGTAAGTATGGCGGCAACTTTGTACAGACAGCAGCTAATGCGGCAAATCTAGTAATTGGTTCTGCGAACTGCGATGTATGTATTTATTTAGTTAAATATTATCCATTTGTTCTTAGTAGAAATGATCACGTTACTAACTTTATTGCTGACGCACCAAATGCAGTAGAAATGATCCAGCGTTATAATCGTAATGATATCTTAGACGAAGATGAAGATATTGATTATAATAAGTTAGCAAATAAGAATAAGGATTGCCGTGTATGGCTTTACGATATTGAGAGAATGACTAAGGCTAAAGATGATGCGATCAATGTAAATCGTTTCCAGCAAATCTGGGAAAATGGTGATCAATATTATCAATTAGAAGGTACTAACGCAAAATTAAAGATTCAAGGTACTTCCTCTTTCAACTATCGTTATGGCGCAGCAAATACTGATATTGATTTTGGTAAGAAAAAGGCACCAAATGCAACATTAGTAGATGGCTATGGCAATAACCTATTAGCTGATGAATTAGAATATAAAGGCTTTAAAATTAATGATGATTCTCTACCAATTACTTATTCCAATACAAAAGTTAACTTCGCTTCTTGCGAACAGGTAAACAACATGTGTAATGCCGAATGGTATCAACGTTATCAGCCATTCCCAAGCTTATCCGCACGTGATTGTATGGAATTTGCAATGGGCGTTCAGTTCATTAAAGACCGTAGAGAAAATGAGCCATCTGATGGTATTACACTTTTCACCGAGAAAGGCGCAAGCTTCAATCCTGAAAAGTACTATATGTATTCAATTGCAAACATGGGTACTTCCAAGAAAAATACACATATCTTCCACTCTGAAGATGAATGCTGCATTGAAATCAAAGAAAACACTTCTGATGCTCAGAAGATGAAATCTTATGATAGCGCTTGGACAGCAAATGATTAGAATACTCAAAACTACGAAATGCGTTATCCAGATCTAAAACCAACCGCAGTTACTGCCGATATTAAGAATGGTTGGGAAAGATTTGTTACTTGGATGGTTGCAAGTAATCCTAACGCCGCAACCGGTAATGCATTACCAGAGCCTGTAACATTTGGACCTTATACTTTCCGCGGACATAATCGTGAAGTAGTAGAAACCGAAGGACGTCATTTTGCACAGGTTCTTCGCGGCTCAACCGTATCTCAATATGCAGGTACCTATACTAACGATACTTTCGAGTACCGTATGGCTAAGATGCTATCTGAGTGCGAAGATTATATGGCAATGGACTCTGTTATCTATCACTTCTGCTATATTGAACGTCATACAATGGTAGATAACGTAGCTAAAAATACATTCTGGTCTTCCCGCAAAGAAATCGGCGGCCCAAGTAATACCGAAGGATATTGGATTTGGGATCTTAGTAAGAACTATGATAACGATACCGCTGATGGTAACAACAATAATGGTTTACTAGTATTTGACTATGGTAATGAAGCAAGCGATACCAGAGATGGTACTCCTGTATTCAATGGCTATGATGCTGTATGGTTTGTATTTGCAAGCAATCTATATGAAGCTTGCCGCACAATGTTTACAAATCGTGAAGCAATAGGTGCCTGGAATAGTGTCGCATATCATAATTACTTAACCACTGAACAACATAAAGTTCCAGAACGTGTATGGAATGAATGCTATTGGTATGATTACTTACGCACCTATGAGAACAATGTTGAAACTACTTGGATTAACTTCCTTGATGGCGGCCAAAAGATCCATCAACGCAAGCACTTTGAAGATTATGAAGAAATTTATGATTCTTCTAAGTACCGTGGTAGCTTAAGTCATAACCAGTCTATCACTCTTCGTGGTGAAGCAATTGATTATTAGACTTTAAATCTACCAGCACAAGAAAGTAAATTCACTATTACAATGTTCAATAAGTGCTATTTAACAATTTGGATCGGTACAAACTTCCAGACTGTTAAGTGTTAGAAGGGTGTTCCTGTAACATTATACTTCTATGAAGATAATGATCCTTCTAAGGGTTATATGTCCCTAGCGAACTCCGTAATTGATATTGACTCTGGTTCAATGGTACAAGCTATTGGTGACTTGTCACTAATTTATCCAAGTAGCGGCCAGTTCGGTAATGCTAAGAGACTACGCTCCTTACAGATTGGTTCTGATGTTGAAGGATATTATAATCCTAATATGAACAATAACAGCGTTCTAACATTCAACAATAAGATGCTAGAATACTTATATGTACAGAATTTACCACAAGCAACATACAATCTTGATTTAAGTAATTGTCCTGAATTAAAAGTCTTAAATGCGGCCGGATCAGGATTCACAGGATTCGTATTTGCTAATGGCGGACTCTTAAATACTGCTTTTGTTAATGCGCCAAGTAGTTTGGTAATGCGTAATTTAAATTATCTTACCAAGGCAAACTTCACACTAGCAGATCCAACCGCAGTAACATCTTTACGCTTAGAGAATTGCTCTCTATTTGATAATTATACCTTTATTAATGAACTAACCAACCTCAATACATTACGCTTAACTAATATTGATTGGTCATTAAATACTAATGCACTATTAGATAATTTAGTAGAGCTAATGGGTATTGATGAGGCTGGTATGACGATAAGTCAATCTTATCTATCTGGTAATGTTTCATTACTAGGTGTAGTTTATGAGGGCGATTATAATAAGTATAATGATGCTTGGAGCCCAGATTTAACTATTGATGTATCTCACGCCTCCCAGTTCGTACAACAGCATCTTGTTATCTATAAGAATGAAGACGGTACTGAATTATACAGACAATATATCAATCATGGAAACAACTTAATTGATCCATATTATAATAACTTAATCAGTGTGCCTGAGAAGGCCCCAGACATTGAAAGTCGTTATACTTTTGGTGAATTAGACTTCGCCGCAAATTATAAACAATATTCTGGTTGGAGATTATCCACTGATGCGCAATCCATTACAAAGACTTACGGAGAAAATCCTGTAATTCCTGTTAATGGCGCGTTAGAAGTTTATGCTGTATATTCTACTGTGGCACAACAGTATACAGTACGTTGGCTATTAAGAGATAATACAGTTGTTGCTTCAACTCCATCTCCACAGAATTATGGTGGCGGTTACGATCTATCCGCACCAACAATTAAGGATGTTCAAAATGCTGGTTTCTCAACCTATACATTCAGCTCTAATGGCGATTATTGCTCTTATAGCATTATGACTGGTTGGGAGAAACTACCAACAAATATTACTCCTACCGTCGTAGGTTCAACTTATGACATTTACGCGACTTGGCTCACTCGCAGTAATGTTAACTATAATACAGTTCTTACTAGTGATGCATATAGTGTGGAAGAAAAACTATTGGTATTAAAAGAAATGGCAGCAGCACGTAGCTCACTACATCTTGCTGATATATTCCCAGTAACCTTAGGTTATGAAGGAGTTAAGCCAGGTATTACCTTAGTTTCCGCGCCAACTCGTTATACAGGTACTGCAACAGTAGTAAATACATATGAGCCATTTAGTGCAAACACAAGCTTTACTATGATGATTGATTATAGATTTGAACATAGAACTAGCACCATAGCAAATGAAGCAATCTTACTTTCTTGCTATAACGAATCTGGTGATAGCGCACAAGGCTTTAAGCTATTCTATAATCCACAGAGTGGTGCTCCGGTACCTCAAATTAGCTTTGGTAGTACAGATTCTCAGAGTGCAACTAACGTTCAAACAATTGGTTCCACCATTAACAACCGTGGAGTGGTAGTACTTAGACATATCGCTGGGGATCCAATACTTTATGTATATACAGGTTCTACCTCAAGCGGCTTAAATACCAATTATAGCAGCGGCGAGTTCCGTAAGGCAATTAACTGGTCTGCTATGGCCAATGATGCGAAGATCGTACTAGGCGGTACCAATATCACCGGAAATGCTTCTTTAATGAATGCAACCGGTACACTCTACAAAGTAAAATATTGGGAAGAAGATCTTGGCGATGGAGAATGCACGCAGTTAGCTAACTGGTGCCATGAAAATATTAATTTTGCAGTACAAGACTGGAATGGTTATGGACAACATAGTGCTTTAAATAGTACCTTAACTGCAAACTTAGTACTCCATACAATGAATGCTTCTGAAATGGGAACCATTACAGAAGATACTATGATGCCTCCAGGAAGCACCATTGGATGGGATCCTTCCACAGTACGTAACTTCTATAACAATCGTCTATATCAAGCTCTACCAACTACTTTACAAAGTATTATTGTACCAGCAACTATTGCTCATAGAAAAGCTAATTATAATAATAGCCAGTATGTTATTGGTACAGGTAGTACTACTACTACTGATTATGTATTCGCGCCATCCTGCGTTGAATTGGGTGCCACCGGCACTAATTTAAGTAGCCACTCAATTGAAGCTACTGCGGCGTTTGCGTGGTACAATAGTAATCAGATGAAGGTACTACATTATAATAATGGTGTATTTGAACAAAACGCTAGTTACAATAAAGCAGAATATACTAACCTCAGATTCCCATATCGTTATAATCCTGTTAACATGAGCGTTACCATTTATACAGATTATCCTTCTACCGGTTCTAGTTTCTATGCTTGGACAACTTCCCATGCTATTGAATTAAAGACTGGTGATATCCTAATCCCAAGTGATAGTGAAATTGCCTATGTCTATGTAGCTCCGGATGAAATTGGTAAAGGTGCGCCTTATACCACAAGTACAGAATCTTTCTTAGAGAATACTAGCGGCGGCTGGATCCCATCTATTAGATGGTGGACTCGTTCTGTTCCGCAATCCATTTCCCCAACAACAAACTCTTGTAAATTTATTGTTGCGGCTCAAGATGGTGAATTGGCACAAGGTAATGTACGTTATAACAATGGTCTAGTATATTCTATTGCGCTATAATGGAGGTGAGCGATTATGAATTATTATAAAATTATTAAAGACTTGAATATTGTAGGCGTAGCTACTTCAAGTGATTTCTTCTGTTACTTACCCGCTCACTTCATGTTAGAGCGTTCTACGCAAGAATAGGCAGAATACATTGAAGCAAATAAGCGGCTTTACCATGCTCAATGGATGCAGCCTATTAAAACAACTAATTACACATATGAACTTGCAGATATAATTTCTATTGATGAAGAAGAATATAATATTCTTGTTCCAGCGGTAGAAAATGCGCCAATTGAAATAGAGGAAGAGGCCCCGGTTGAAACCGAGGCCTCTTCTGATCCTATTGATGACGCAACATTAGAGTTTGTTCGTACTTCTAAAATTGCAGAAATGTCTAATACTTGTCGTGCAACTATCGAAGGAGGATTTGATTTAGAACTTCGCGGAGAAATTCATCATTTTTCTCTTGATACACAAGATTAGCTTAACTTAATAAGTTTAAGTGTTATGGCACAAACATAGGAACTAATCCCGTATCATGCAGATGGAGAATCTTGTATTTTCTATACTGCAGAAGAAATTCAATAGATAGTTACAACTGCAACAACATTTAAAATTTATCATACAACTTACTATAACGCACTAAAGGGGTATATCAATAGTTTGGAAACAATTGAAGAAATCAGTGCTATTGTATATGGTACTCCTATTCCAGAAGAATATAAAACTGATGTTCTAAAGGCATTAGAAGAATGAAATTCATAAAAAACCTAATTCTATTTATAGTATTTGGTTTAATTTATTTTGGAATAGAATGTATTTGGAAGGGGCATCTCACACATTGGAGTATGTTTGTTCTTGCCGGATTCGTTGGATGTATTATCGGCGGCATTAATGAATATATTCCTTGGGAGATGCCCCTTTGGCAATAGTGCGGTATAGGTATGATAATTGCTACACTAGGAGAAGGAATAACAGGCTTAATAGTAAATGTTTGGCTACATTTAAATGTATGGCACTATAATGTATTACCATTCTTTTATGGTTAGTGTAGTATTCCTTTTATGTGCGCGTGGTTCTTTTTAGCGGGCATATGCATCATATTAGATGACCTAATACGATGGAAATGGTTTGGAGAAGACAAACCTATTTATAGATAAGAGGTGATGTTTATGGCAGCAGCAAGAGTCGCGGCAGCGGCGTTACAATATAGTAAGTGGTTAAGTCGCTTTATTTGTTATTCATGGATTGCGTATCGTTTTGCGGCGTTACTAGCGGGTATTATTCGTCCTGAGGCCGCTGATGCATTTGCATCTACTTTAATTAACTTAGATTGGATTATGTTAGTCAATGAAGGCACTTATCTAATCAACTCCCTAGGTGAGAAGTATATATTTAGTGATAAATTTATACTTCGATGGATTGACAAAGGCGGTTTTAAAGATATGATCGCGCGCTTTGGAATCTTAAATAAAGCAGTTGAAACACAAGAAGAACAAATTGAAGAATAGCTTGAAGATGAAAATGAAAATGTAGATGGAGGTGAGGAAGATGGCGATAATTTATGCGGTTGATTTAATTGCTAAGTTCCAATTTGCCTATGACAGCAAATGGGGATATATTTACGGCGCATGGCATACAAAATGGACACAAGCCTTACAAGATTAGAAAGTAAATTATATGATTAATAAGTATGGCGCTGATTGGAAAAACTCTGCCGCGGCAAAAGAAGATGATTATTATATGGCAGCAGCTTACGGTGCGAAATGGATCGGATCAATCGTAACTGACTGCTCTGGATTATTTTATTGGGCATTTAAGGTGTTAGGAGGATATATGTATCACGGATCTAATACAATGTGGAATAAATATTGTACTTCTAAAGGCGATCTTAAAAATGGTAAACGTACAGATGGCAAAGAATTAAAGCCTGGTACCGCTGTATTCGTTCTAAAAAGTAATGGAAATAGATCTCATGTTGGTCTATATATTGGTGATGGTAAAGTAATTGAAGCTTCTGGTACTTAGAAAGGCGTCATCATTACCCCTATTACTGATAAGAAATGGGCTGAATGGGGTGAACTTAAAGGAGTAACGTATGCTGCTAAGGCAGAAACTCCATCAGATAAGGTTCCCGCGCAGGAACCCATTTCTACCAAGAGTGCCTTAGTTACAGGGACTCGTCTTGCATTACGTTCTGCTCCATCTACTTCTGCCACCGTAATTACACGTGTTAACACTGGTGAACGTGTTTAGCTTCTAGATGACACCGAATGGGTTAAGGTTAAATATCAAGGTAAAACCGGTTATATGATGACTAAATATTTACAATTTTAATTAAGGGCGCGAAAGCGCCCTTATTTTTTTTATGCCTTTTAAAATAAATATAATTGTTTGCATTTAGTATGCGTACCTTAAAAATAGGGAATATCCCAATTTGATAATAGTAGGTGATAAAAATGGCACATAAATTAGCACAACGTGGTTCATTAGATAATGAATACACAAATGTTTTTTATTGCGATACAATAGAAGATTTAAATGCTATTGAGCAGTCTGAAATTAATTTAGGGTCTGTTGCCGTTGTAATAGAGCCATTTGAGATGTTTATAGCAAAAAGTAATAAGACATGGGTGAGCTTAACGCCTAGCGGCGGCAGCGCGAGTGGTGGAGAAACCGCGCCCATAGCAGACCAAGGCACCGCAGATAATATGGTATTAGGAGAGTGATTAGCATGAGTTACGAACCAACTAATTGGCAGGCGGGAGATACCGTTACTAGCGCCAAGTTAAATAAAATAGAACAAGGTATTGCTAATGGTGGAATTAGAATTGTTCATATGATTGAAATAGAACCATCAGGTGAACTTGTTCAAGAAGCATCACAAGGGGAGACAGCACAAAATGATACATCTCCAGCTATGCGTCTGGATATTACTCCTAATGATTTAGAAGATATATTAAATAATGGGCAATTACCGATATTATTATACGAAGATGTTTCTAATAGCCGTGAAATATATATGTCATTTTCTGGATATGCCAAACAAACAGGCACTTATATATGTACTTTTGTTGATATGAATTATATGAGTACAGACCCAGATGAATATTTTATATCTGCTCAAGGCCCAAAATAAGGAGTGATTAACTATGTCTTACGAACCAACCAATTGGAAAGCAGGAGATACTGTTACTTCTGCTAAGTTAAATAAAATTGAATAGGGAATTGCTTCAAATAATGGCAATAGTTCCGACAGAGGAAATGTTATATTTGTGAATTTCGTTGCTATAGATGGCGGTTATCGGCTCGACAAAACAGTTGCAGAAATCGTTGCGGCGGCAGAAACCGGGGTTGTTGTTGGAATCAATACGGTTGAATCAACCGTAAATTTTTATCTTTTAGTATCATATAGTTTAGCAGAAGGTGATTATTACTTGGAATTTTGGTGTGGTCCAAATCCACATGGATTTTCTGCGAATAGCATGAACGATTATCCCAATAGTAACGATATATCCACTTGAATAATACCGATGAAACATGAAGCGCGAGTCGCCGATATAAATATATAAAATTAATTAATACATACAAATTTATCCTAATCTCTATAATGAGGTGATTAATTATGTCATATAATCCAACACAATGGTCTGCTGGCGACACAGTAACCAGCGCGAAGTTAAATAAAATTGAATAGGGAATTAGTAATAATGGGATTTTGGAGATTAATTTAGTTTTTGATGAAGAAACAGGAACGCAACATTTAGATAAAACTTGGCAAGAAATATATAATGCTAATATAAGTATTATAAATCTACCTTCTGATGAAAAAGATGCATCATATCTTCCAATTCGTTCAATTGTAATTAGTATTGGTCAAGATGATGAAGACTATTTTGTTTTAGCTACTGTCGGCAACACATCAGTACTCTTTTTTGCCGCAACTCCAAATGATTATCCTATTTTGCGCCGATCTTCTGGTGATGATGATACCTAGACAATGTGACTAACTAAATCGAGGTGACTAACACATGGACATAATTGATGTTATGCTTGCGCGAGCTATGACTCCGCAAGGTCAAACAGATATATATGTAAATAAAGCAAATCAAGCCGCGGCGCAAGCAGCAAAAGCATAGCAAGATGCGGCAGCAGCTATTGCTACTGTTACCGCCGCAGCAAATGATATTGCTGAAACAAAAGATTCCGCGGATGCCCTACTTGCAGAAGCACAAGAAACTCTTGCGACAGCGCAAGAAGCACAAATCAATACATTGAATACAGAAGATGTAGATGAAGAAATTGCAAAGCTTGATGTTTCTGTTAATTTAGTAGAGGGGCAAGCCGCAAATACTTATCAGGTAGTTACTACATATCCTGATAATACTTTAAATACAGAAAATGCTACTAAGATGTATAAGGCTACTGGCGCGAATGAAGACGGCACAATGACCCAAAAGGCTATTACAGATGCACTCGGCACCAAAGTAGAATCTACCACTTTAAATAATTATGCAACCATTGTATACGTAGATAATGCTATTGCAAATCTACCTTCTGGCGGCGGAAACGCTCAAACAGATGTAGATTCTGGTGATAATGGCCATTTAGTAGTAATAGATGAAAATGGTAACTTAACTGCGAGTGAAATTACTGAACCAGAGGTTATTGATGCACTTATTACTTCTGGTGCATACACAATTAAAGGTTCTATTGGTCTTGATATTGACTATACTCATCGTACATTTGCCCGCGCGCAAGACGCAACAGAACTCACAATGGGTAGCGACTTTGATTCTTATAAGATGTATGGCGGCCGCAAACGTTGTAATGTAGCAGATAATGGCACAATTACTGCTTTCTATGGTGACAGTAATTATAAAGAGGATGGCTCTAATGGTCAAGTAATGATCTATCAGCCAAAATTCTATTATAAGAGAATCATTCGTCAAGCAGATGATATTGCGAAAGGCAAAATCGTTCGCCACGAAACTTTACTTCTTTCACAAAATCCAATTAATGGATTTAAACTCGCGCCAATATTTGAAGGCGATTTAGAATATGTATTACTTCCAGCCTTTGATGGTAGCTTAGTAGAAAATAAATTAGCATCTGTTGCTGGCGCAAGACCATTAAATAATGTAACTGTAACACAAGCAGAAGCATATGCTACCGCTCGTGGCGATGGTTGGCATATTATGAATATGGCGGCCGAATCTGCTAATCAGATGCTTGAAATAGTAGAATTTGGTACTATGAATGGTCAAGCCGCGATTGAACAAGGCATTACATATACTCCTTCTAATGCGGGTAACAATACTTGTTACTTTATTACAGGTTCTACTTCTGCATTAGGTAATGGTACGGGTCACGCCGCAGAAACTCAAGTAGATATTAATGGTACAATTAGTACAATGAATACCGATACTTTACGCGCAATTAGCTATCGTGGTATGGAAAATCCTTGGGGCAATTTCTGGTCTATAATTGGTGGTATTAATGTTATTGGCAATGGCGCCCAAGGCGGCGGCGTTCCTTATATCTGTACTGACTTTAACTATACCCCAGGTGTAACAGGTTCTAATTATGCAGATATTGGCTTTAATATCCCATCTATTTATGGTTGGGTAAATGCGATGGGCTACGGAAATCCAGACTATGACTGGGTTTATCTACCAATTGAATGTAGTACTGCGGCGAATAGCTTATTGCCCGTTGGTGACGGTCTCTGGACAGTACCAAATCTAAATGGCGAAAGAGTAGTAGCTACCGGTGGTAGTATGGGATATAAAGAGGAATGCGGTCCATTCTATTATGCAATTGATCGTAACGTTGCTAATAGTTCTCGTGCAAATTACGGCGCGAAATTAATGTATATTCCAACTAAAAATAGTATTTATACCGCAAATATTACAAAATGGAATAATCATATGGGAGGTTGATAGATATGAAAATACGTAGCGCAGTACGTCCAAAAGATGTAGAAATAACTGCTAATTCTGTATTGGTAGCATCTAATATCACTCCTTATAATGAAGAATTTGATGGTCATACTCTAAGTGGCTATGAATATGATTGTACTGAGTATTCTAAAGATGAATACTTATTGATGCAAGCGGGAAAAGTTGCTTCCTTAGAAGAAGAACTTTCAGCCGCGAAAGTTCTACTAGGAGTTGATTGAAGATGACACTATTAGAATTAGCACAAAAACTTCGTCCATACATTGAAAAGGCGGCTTCATCTTTAACAGATGAAGATGCTCTTGAAGCAGTAAATCTTTTCCCAAATTGGACTGAAAAGACAGAATATAAAGTAGATAATAGAGTAAGATATGAAGGCATCTTATATAGATGCCTTCAACCTCATACTTCTTAGGCGAATTGGTATCCAACTGCCGCGCCTAGTTTATGGGCGAAAGTACTTATCCCAGATCCTGATGTTATCCCAGAGTGGGAACAACCAGATAGTACCAATCCTTATATGATTGGTGATAAGGTTATGTTTGAAGGCGAAGTATATGAAAGCCTTATAAATAGTAATATCTGGTCACCAACAGCCTATCCAGCAGGATGGAAAAAAATTTAACATTTGACAAATTATAATATAATATGATATAATAATAATGTGGTACTGAGTTGCTGCATAACGCCGATTTGGTGCTACGACAATAAGGAGTAGCGGTAAGCGCGCTCCTTATTTTTTTTGATTATAATATTGGAGGTGAGTTAATTGGCTGAAAGTTTCAATTTAACTACCTACTATGCAAAAAGGATTATTGGTGATACGGCGGCAGTTGATGCAGAAAAAGCTTTGTTACAAACAGGCGATGGTGTGGCAACTGATACATGGATATTACATCGAACCAATAGAGCAGATAAGCTTTATGGTATAAAGTATAAGTATGATTCAGATGGCCATGATAAAATGGAGTATTATGGGCAAACCTCCAATGATAATGCAACAGCATGGATTTAGTTTGATACAGGCGATGCTTCATTTAATAGTATTTTAGGTAAGGTTGAAGTAACTAATACTGCGATACCAAGTACAGGAACAGCATATTATTTTCCTTATATAACTGGAAATGCTACTGGTACATATGGGTTGTTAAGTAGTAATAGATTATATTTGTATGATAGTGCAAATACAACATATTTTTGTATTGGTGCTACTGATAGAACAGGTGGATTAACAATAAGAAATGCGAATGGTCATTATGCAGATATTGTTACTTCTGCTTTTAGTGCAAATAGAACATTAACTTTACCTAATGCCACGGGTTGGTTTGCTGTTGGTAATACCGCTGGTGTTGGTTCAGATATAGCCCCGGTATATTTAAATAGTAATGGTGTTTTAACCGCAACAGATGGTAAATTTGCTCGTTTAAATGGTAGTAATCAATTAATCGGTTTTTCAACTACAATGGGAGCATCTCCTCATAGTACAGTTACCGATTATGCTGATCATAGAATTACTTTTGTAACATGCACTGATGGTATATTTTTATATGATAATACAGCTTCAACTACTCTTTGGAGTTGGAGAAAAAATAGTAATGATATTTGGCAAGGTAGTATTACAGGAAATGCTGCTACAACAACAGCACTTAAAAATCAAGGCCGTGCGACCAATGCTAATATTACACATGTTACCGATGGAGGCATGCGATTATACTTAGCTACTAGTTCAATGACTTCAAATAAACCTGCTACAGATGGTTATATATTACATTTTCATTGGGATACTAGTAGTGCCTGGGATTCTTAGATATTTATTTCTGATAATAACAATAGTATGCAGTATAGAGGCAGTACGGCTGCAGGCACTTGGGGCGCATGGAAAACAATAATTGATACTAGTAATTGGTATAAATTAATTTTTGCAAATAAAAATATATCTCGTAGTACATTAAGTGTATATGATAGTACTTGGACAGTAACTTCCGGTACTGATGTTTTTGGTTTATCTTTTAAGGATACAGGATTAACTTATACCCCATCTGGCGGCAGTGCAACTGCTTCATCTGATACAGGAGATTGGCGCGCTTGGCTTACTTGTGATGCTACTGCTAATAATGTAACATTAAATATGCGCATTGATGGTAGCTTTCAAGCCAATAATTTAATTAGTAGTAGTACTGCTACATTTGGAGGAGATTTATTATTTAATAATAGCGGAACCACGACTCGTCAAATTCGAGGTGTGGTTGGCGATAATGATTATTGGCGTATCGCTGGTGGAGCAACCGCGGCAAATGCAGGGTGGATGGAAATTGCAACTGCTGATGATGGTAATGAGCCGATTTATGTACGTCAGTATACAGGAGCATATACTACTATAACTAGAACTGCTACATTGCTAGATAGTAGTGGTGATACTAGTTTCCCAGGATAGGTAAGTTGCGTTGGACGCTCTACTACCGATACAACTGCTGCTAATTATTATCACACTGGTGGAATATAGATATATGAAAGTAATCTTGTGGGAAATACTCAAGATAATTTTGCATATGCTCCTCGTATAGGCTTTCATTGGAGAAACAGAATTGCGGCCACATTATCTTTTCATAAAGATGGTATATTTTATTTTAGAAGTCAAAATGGTACAAGCAGAGCGACAGTTGATGCTAATGTGATAGGTGCGTTAACAGGTAACGTAACAGGCAATTGTAGTGGTTCTTCAGGTTCTTGCACCGGCAATGCCGCAACTGCAACTCGACTCGCAACTTTTAATTTAACTGGTGGAAATGGTAATACTGGCGGTTTTAGATTAGCATATACATGGAATATAGCTGCTTGGTCAAATCATAGAATGTCTTTTATTGTACAGTCTCGACATTCGGGCGGTGGCCTTGTTACAATATCTGTCGGTAATAATACATCTACTGTAAATAGAACAAATATGTATGCTGAGATTAAATATTGGGGGCCTACAAATAGTGGAGATATTATTGCTGCAGCAAGATGGTAGATATATGGTTCTGCAGATGGCACTAAAGCTTATTTATTTTGGAATTATGGAGATTATAATACAGGAACTATAGTTCCTTTGACCGACACCGCTCCTTCTAATGGAACATGGATGGAAACAATTGATTCTTCATATGGTACATTGCTAGCAAGCACAGAAATAAATGTTGCAACTAGTGCGGTATACTTAAAAGATAGAACCAATAGTACCGCATCTTATTTAAATTATGGTGCCGCAGGTTTAGCTGCCAGCGCTATTACATGGCTTTGTTGTTGGAATGGTTATGAAGTGCGTGCTATTAGTAAGGCAGAAATGCGAAACGCTGTTTCCAGCCCTTATATGGTTACTGAATCATATCCAGCTCTTATGCCAACAAATGCGACAAATAACTGGATTAAAATTGGAACAACAAATGATTACTATGGATTATTACCAAGTTAGGGTGGAAATGCTGGTAATGGACATAATTATCTAGGAACTTCATCTTGGTATTGGAAATATGCATATATCGATGAGATATATGGGCATTTAAATGGTAATTGTACTGGTTCCTCAGGTTCATGTACTGGTAATGCTGCAACAGCAACCCGTATTAACGGTAATTTAAGTGCAGCATCTTCTAATGTAAATCGTAATATATGGATAAGTGATGATGCTAGTGCATCTGGAATTCCAAGATATGCATCTAATTTTTATTTTAATCCTAGTACTAGTGTTCTTTGTTTACCAGCTGGAGGCCGTATTACTAAAGCTAGCGGAAATTTATATATAGGTGATTCTGGTAATAGTGGTTGGGTATTAACATAGGATATTTGTTCCCATACTGGTAGCGGTGATACTTACTGGTCTGCTCGCGTAAATGGCACAGGACATTTTAAGTCTGTATATGGAGCTGTTTGGAATGACTATGCAGAAATGCGTAATGTGCCAGAAGCTCAATTAAATATTAATCGTATATGTGATGAGAAGGGCGAAGTTGAACGTGATTATCCATGTGCTGGAAGATGCGTATCAGAAATAGGTAATGGTGAAATGAAATTAACTGATAAACGTATGCAAAAAGGATGTAAAATTATATCTGATACATTTGGTTTTTGTATTGGTGAAAATGAAGAATGTAAAACTCCTATAGCTGTAACTGGTCGTGTACTTGCATATCCATTAGAGTCTATAACAGAATGTTCTGAGCATATTGGAGATTTTGTGTGTAGTGGCCCGAACGGCACTATTAGTATTATGACATCAGAGGAAGCCATTAAATATCCAGAAAGTATTGTTGGAACAATTAGTGAAATACCCACATATACTATCTGGCATTGTGGCAATAAAGTAACTACACCTATTCAAGTAAATGGTCGTATTTGGATTTACGTCCGTTAATAGATAAGGTATTAATTACTTTTAGTAAAAGTAGATGGTAAAATTTAAATCAAAGTCAAACAATCAATTTAATAAAAATTTATTAAATTTATTATTTAACTTTAATAACTTAACACTTGACTTTTTTCGAAATTTCATGTATAATAATATTGTAAAGAGGGAAAAGAAAAAATTCCCCACTAACTTAGTTACCCCGAGTTTCCCCATACCCCAAGGTGGGCGGGTTGAAACGGTGTATATATATAATAAAGGGTGAAACGGTAAAATCCCCTGGAAAATAAGTGCGATGAAAATCGCACTTATTTTTTTTATCCAATTGAAAAAAAATACCTGATTTTACGCGATACTTCCTACATATTCTATGTTGAGAGGATTTAAAAACTTATTCGTTCTACTCCCCAAGGCAGAGCGTGTAAGGAATCCAGCACGGTGAAATAATATTTAGTGTAGTAGAAATAATAAGTTATTATTTCTTCTTAATAATATTATTATTTGAGGTGATTCAAATGGGTGAAAACGGACTAAGTGCTTCTGACGTGGCTTTAATGAGTCGTGACGGAGACGGCTTCGGCAATGGCTGGGGCGGAATGATTTGGCTATTCGCTATTCTCGCTATGATGGGCGGTGGATTCGGATGGAACAATAATGGTAATGGAAATGCTATTCAAGCAGATGTAAATCGTGGATTCGACAATTAGAATCTACAGGCGCAGACCCGTGATATTCTTGCGGCTGTAACCGCAGGAACTGCACAGTCTGTAGCTACTACTAATCAGGTTTATCATGATTTAATGAGTGGTTTATCTGATAAGTATAATGAACTACAACGTGATGTAGCCGGTTTAGCAGTTGGTCAAGCTAATCAGCTTGCTCGTTTCAACGAGTGCTGCTGCGAAACCAAATAGGCCATCGCATCGGCTAATTATGATGCCGCTATGCGTGATGCTGCTACTAATGCAAATATTGTAGCACAGAATCAGAAAATCTTAGATGCTATTATGGGCAATAAGATTGAAGCAATGCAGAATCGTATTAACCAACTAGAACTCCAGAATCAGCTTGCTGGCGTTGTAAAGTATCCAAATGGTTGGACTTACAATGCAGGTAGTGCTCCTTTCTGTGGAGGCTGTAATATGTAATAAGAGTGTATTAAGTACACCAGACATAAAGGACGTACTTAGTACGTCCTCTTTTTTTTATAAGGAGGAATAATATATGTTACAGGTTTATTCTAGCGACCTAACAGTAAGCGCGAATACAGTATTTCCATTTAATAATGTAGTTTTAGATAAAGGTTGCGCTGAAGCGCTTAGCGCGCCCGCGACCATTCAATTAAATAAACAGGGTGTATATTTAGTAGAAATGGATGGCTTTGCAACTCCGGATGCAGCAACGGAAGTTACTGTTCAGCTATATGTAAATGGTATTCCACAGCCACAGGCCATTTCTAGCTTTGTACCCGCGGCTGTAACTGATACGCGCACCTTCGGTTTTAAAACCTTTGTTCGCGCGCTTGAAAATAATTGCAACTGCAATTGTTTAACTAGTCCTACTACCATTCAATTTATGAATGGTGATACTGCATTAAGTGATGCTCATATTAATGTAGTTGTTACTAAGATTTGTTAATATATCTAGGTGAGAGAAATCTCACCTAGAATTTCTTATAGTAGGAGGTTATTACAATGACAGTTGAGGAAATCTTTAATAAAATAAGTTCTCATATGCTTGAAGGCGTTATGTTTCATGCAGATATGGTAAAAGCATATGACTTTTTAGGATTATGGGGATTTGCAAGATGCCATGAATCTCATTGTTTAGAAGAAATGCATGGCTACTGCTATTGGTCACATTATTTTGCTTCTCATTATTTCAAACTAATACACAATACTAATGACAATATTCCAAAACTCGTTCCAGATGGTTGGCATAAATACACCACAATGGAAGTAGATATTAATACCAAACGTACTGCCGTAAAAGATTTTATGACCAAATGGGTTGAATGGGAGAAAGAAACCAAGCAATTGTATTAGGAAATGCGGCAGGAGCTTGCACAACTCAATGAGATTGATGCAGCAATGCAACTTGATCATTATATTTGTGATGTTAGTAAAGAACTTTGTCATGCACAAAAGAAGTTCTTAAAACTTGAAACATTAGGCTATGATATTAATACTATCATAACATTATCAGAGGGTATGGATAAGAAATACAAAGAAAAACTAGGATGGTGATTTATATGATTAGACTTGTTGGGCGTAAATTGATAATCCCACAAGGTGATACAGGAACTTTCACTATCCCTACATAGGGGACGGTTTCTGAAGGGGATAAAGCTATATTGGCAATTTATGACAACCTAACTCATACAACAGTATTAGAGAAAAAAATAGATGCTACTTCAGAAACTTTAACCTTTAGTTTTGATGCAGAAGACACATTAAATATAGAGCCAAATGATTATAGTAATTGGAGATATACATGGGATATTACAATTTAGCGGAATCCAACATATGATGAAAATAATAATCTAATTCATTATGATTCAGTTGATTCATACTATGCCGGATTTAAGCTTCCACATTGTATTATTAAGAGGGTGACGCGTAATGTATTACAAGAGTAACAGAGAACGCACGCGTGATCTACTACTTGAATATGATGTTCATATTATGCCTCCTCATCCGCGCGCGGCTGGCTTAGCTATGGTATATCCTTGGCTAAATAGCAATGCAGAAGACCCAGGTTGGACTAATATTCCTCCAATTCCTAATACTCCAGAGTTCCAAGTAGTATATCCTTGGGAATCCGTTGGTTTAAGTATTCTTGGAGATTAGATCTACATGTTGGCCGCACAAAGCGGTTACAGTGGAACACGCGAAGAATTCCACCATTATTTTGGTTCTTACCTTGAAACTAATAAATGGGAAATCTTATTTGAATACTATAACAATTTCCCACAAGTTGGATCTAAAGACAAATTATATTTTGATTTAGGTGAAAATATTTTATATTATTGGAATAACGAATATATTCCCGTAAATGCAATGCTTATTACTAATACAATCTTAGAAGGTGGTGAAGCTTAATGGCTAGCAATTCGGTTAGAGTTACATTGCAGATTCGTCATGACGAAGCCGCGGATTGGGTTACAAGGAATCCAGTCTTGGCATAGGGTGAATATGGCCTCGAAACCGATACCTTCTTAATTAAGGTAGGTGATGGGGTCACCGATTGGATTCATTTACGTTATTTAAATAAGTTAAATGAAACTTATTTTAAGTATATGAATGATGGCTCCCTTACCTTTAGCAATAGCTTTGCAGAAACTATTAATAATATAATCGCCCACGCGGGCGGAGACGCACATTTAGTCATTAATGATGATCCGGTTGAACCAACCGATCCTGTTAATTTACGTTACTTAGAATAGGCTATCGCGGAAGCAATTATAAATGCACACCATTTAAAGCGGTAGGTAGTTGATAACTTACCTACCGCCGCGAGCGCCGATCCTGACACACTATATATGGTTCTTGCGTCTAGTGGTGACCATTATGAAGAATATATGGTCATTAATGGCGCCTGGGATATGGTGGGTTCTACCGGAGATGGTGGCTCTGGTGGTTTTGTGCTTGAAGTTGCTACTGAGTCAAGATTGGGTGGTGTTAAAGCATCTTAGTTAGCAGATCATATTAATGTAACCCAAGAAGGCTTCATGACATTAAATCAAGTAGCAACAACTAAATTATACGTTCCAATAGGAGATACATTTATTATCTATGGCGGCAGTGCTTAAAGGAGGTGAGTTAAATGGCGGAACATATGATTGAAACTAGAATATTGTTACGCTATGACACTTTAAGCAACTGGGAAAGCAGTACTGTAATTCTAAAGCCGGGTGAAGCGGCGATTGCAGTTTCTACTTTTGATTATACAATTGAAGGTACTAATCACCGTCCCGATCATACTCCACCCGCGGTCGGTATTAAAGTGGGTGATGGCTACCATTACTTCTCTGAACTACCTTGGGTTTAGGCAGTTGCCGGTGATGTATATAATTGGGCAAAACAACAAACCAAACCTAGTTATAATGCAAACGAAATTCAAGGTTTAACCGCTCTTATACAACAATGTATAGAAGATGCTGGTGGTGGTGGAGGCTCCGGCGGTGGAGGCGGCGATGTTACTGTCCAAGCACGCCTATATCGTTTAATCAAAGGCACAGGAGATAATGCAGATAAATATTATTTATAGTCCAAAGCAGCAGATGAGTCTGAATGGACAACTGACGAATTAAATTATATTGATCTAAGTGATCTCGCACGAATCCTTACATGGATGGGCGAAGCCGCAGATTATTGGAATCTTGGTGGTTATCTCGCAGATAAAATTAATGAAAGTTTAAATTCATTAAATTATAATGATACTCCAGATCCTACAAAAGTTGTTACCGCAGTTCATCAAAGTAACGGTAGAATTTCAGTCGTTCGCGGCGATATTGGAGCTGGCAATATTAGTGGTGTTATTAGTGTTGAACATGGTGGCACCGGATAGACTTCTTTTGAAGCAGATTCAGTGCTAGTTGGTAATGGTACCGGTAATATTACTTCTCGTCCAATTGAAACAACTTTAACAAGCAATAATAATCTTGCAACCAATCGTGCAATTGTTACATATATAGATAATGCTACCGCTGGTGTTACTGGCGCGATGCACTATATCGGAGAAGCAAGTGTAGAAATTACCAACAATTCTAATGTTAATCCACGAATTGAGGGATATGATTTTAGTTCTGCATAGAATGGCGATGTTATTATTTATAACTCAGCCGAGTATGTATGGACAGGAATTGCTTGGAGATTGCTTGGTGATGAAGGCAGTTACGCAGTAAAAGGATCAATTACAAATCGTGATATTGCTCCCGATGCAGAAATTGATTAGTCTAAAATTGCTAATCTAACAATAGATTTAAGTAATAAAGTTGATAAAGAAGAAGGAAAAGGCTTATCTTCTAATAACTATACAAATGATGATAAAGCTAAATTAGAAGGTATTGAAGAAAATGCTCAACGCAATATAATTGAGCATGTTTATGTTAACGGTACAGAAGCAATTCCCACTACAGTTGACGGTAATGAGAATTCTTTAAATTTGCGCGTTAGCGCTCTAACTCCCGAAGAAGAAGAAAAAATCTCAGGAATTGAGCCTCAAGCGCAAGTAAACCGTATTGAACACGTATTCTTAAATGAAGAAGAATTACCTATAAAAACAGTTAAAAATTTAAATAAATCAGTAAATATTGAAATCAATGAATTTACTGATGCAGAAAAAGAAAAGTTAGCTACAATTGAAGCTAACGCTTAGGAAAATAAAATTGAGAAAATCTTTTTTAATGAAACTCAATTTACACCTAATGATGAAAAGGAGGTTCATGTTACCATAGATACCGCGGCCTTAGACTTGAATGTACTTGAAGGCGCGCAAATACCTAATGGTAACACAACTGAAGAAGTTCAAGTAGTTAATAAAAAACTACAACTTGCACGAATTGCTGCGACAGGTGATGTTAGTGATCTTCAACAAATTGCAGACACTTATATTACATTTGATTGCGGTAGTAGTACCGAAGTAATTTAACTTGGCTGGAATTGACGCCAAGGAGGGTTTTTATGGCTACATCAAATAATACCATAAAGACGAGAATTCAGTTGAAAAGTGATACTGAGGAGAATTGGATTAAAGCCGGGCCTAAAGATGGCAGTACCGGATTTGTACCTTTGCGTGGGGAACTCATTATCTATTCAGCTGATGAGACCCACGCCTTTTCTCGTTTAAAGATAGGAGATGGAACTACTAATGTAGTTGCTCTTCCTTTTATAGATTCGGGCACTTTAAATGGTTAGTCTGAATTCATTTCAAAATATTAGACTTATGGTGCATTCCCATAGCCAGGTTCTCCAGATAAATTATATGTAGACCTGTCAAGCGGGTAGATATATCATTACACCGGTGCTAAGGGATATAGCCTTTTAAATAACTTTACGCTTGAGGTAACAAAAACTACAGTGCGTGAAGTAACCTACTGGGGCGCGGGAAGAGCAGCGACCGCCTCAACTGAAAATAACATTCTAATTCTATAGAATGGAATCGCTCCAGAACTCTTAACATAGAATACATCTGTCGTAACAGATGTCACAATAGGGGGTAATGATTAATGAGTACATATATTGGCCAAGTGCAACTTGGTAATAATCAAAATGATAGGGCGCTAATAGGTTCTACATTATTTGGCATCTGTGATACCGCAGCAAATACCGCGGCAAAAATTGTACAGTTAGCCGCTTTTGATGCCTTAACTCCAGGCGTTACTGTATATGTTAGATTTGTTAATGGTAATACTGTTGCATCTAATGTAACTTTAACTGTTGGTGGGACAAGCGCACACACCGTTAGTGGTAGTTGCTTATGTGCAGCAAATGACGTATTAAGTTTTACTTACGATGATTTAGTTTCTAATGGTACCACATACACACATGCTAGCAACAATAGTGGACGTTTTTGGAGAACAGATGGAGTCGTTGTGCAAGCAGCATCTGCTTCTCCTAATAATGTTGGCAGCTCCGCGGCAATTGGTACTTCTAACAAGTATGCGCGCGAAGACCACCAGCATGCAATTGTTGTCGGCGAAGGCGATAATAATGGTCAAGTAAAAATTGCTGGCTAGAATGCTAGTGTAAAAGGCTTAGGAACTGCGGCTTACACACCAGCAACAAACTATGCTACGGCCGCGCAAGGAACATTAGCAGATAATGCCATGCCAAAAAGTGGTGGTACTTTTACCGGTACTGTTATTTTAAATGGTGCTCCTTCTAGTGACCTTGAGGCAACAACAAAAGCATATGTTGATACAGCAATTAGTAATGCATTAACAGGAACTGCTGATGCAATGGTCTTTAAAGGCACAATAGGTGCTTCTGGCCAAAATCCAACTAGAACATCAATTCCAACAAATAGTTATAGTGTTGGTGATACATATCGTGTTGTAACCGCGGGAAATTATGGTACTACTTAGAATCCAATACAATGCGAAGTTGGCGATTTAATTATTGCTATTGCTGATGGTCCTTCGTCTGGAACTGCTCTTAGACCTAATGACTGGACCATTGCTCAAGGTAATATTGACGGAGCAGTAACTGGACCGGCCAATGCGACAACAAATCATGTTGTAACTTTTACAGATAATTCTGGCAAAGTAGTGAAAGATAGCGGAATGACTTTAGGGAAATCTGTTCCAAGTGGTGCAGTATTTACTGATACTACATATACTCTTACTAATGGTACAGCATATACAAATCATGAACTAACTGGCGGAGAAGGATCAAGTATTCTTGCATCTGTAAATTTAGGTGTTCTTACATTAGCGCAAGGCATTAAATTTACTACCGGAACAGTGAATGCTTCTTTAAATGCAACATAGAATGGTAGTAATACATAATATAGGAGGTGAGCCTGATGGCTATTAATAATTTTATTGATAGAATAAAAATTGGTAATTCTGAAGGAGAAATTGCCATTGGCTCATCGGCGTATGGAGTTTGTAATACCCAAGCAGATGTCGCGGGAAAAACTGTTACTATCCCTGGCTTTGCTTTAAATGAAGGTACCACTATTCATGTTAAGTTTGCATATGCAAATACAGCAGAAGACCCTCCTACCCTAAATGTTAATAATACCGGCGCAAAAAGTATTGTATTGTATGGAGATACTGACGCTGGAACTAATGAGTATTCTACCGGTTGGCAGGCCGGCGCGATTTTAACATTAACATATGATGGGACTAATTGGGTACGAAATGCTGCTTTTAATGAACTCATAAGTTCATCTAATATTGGTAATAATTTAAATCCTGTTTATGTAAATAATGGTTCCATGACAGCAAGTATTGGGAATACTATTCCTTTTATTGTTGGAACGGGTACTTCCGCGGGCACATGGACGGGAACATTAGCAGGTTTAACAGAATATTATGATGGCTTAATGATTTTATATAAATCTCCTGTTGCAGGAGGATCAACTACTACTCTTAATTTAAATAATATTGGAGCAAAAACTTGCTATCTGAATAGTAATACGAAATTAACCACTCATTTCCCAGCGAATCAGCCAATCTTATTAATATATTGTACTAGTTTAAATGGTGGATGCTGGACAGTATCAGATTATAATTCTGATTCTAATACATATACTGCTGCTCATTGTGCAACTGCTGCTAGTACGGCTGCGAAAGCTGCTTCATGTACGTATTGGGCCGCAACGCCTAATTCATATATCCATATTAATTTCAGATACACAAATACTGCTAATAATCCTACATTAAATATTAACAGTACGGGCGTGAAACCAATATATGTAAATGGAGAGCGACCAACTAGTTCTAATACAGAAGGACATGAATTAAAAGCCGGTTCTTATATTGCGTTTTATGATGGAACAAACTATCAATTTCGCACCGATGGAAAATTACCCGGTCTTGGTACAATTGGTAGCGCTGAATCAGTTCCACTCGCCGGAGTGACAGATGCGACAAATTTATAGGCTATTGAAGCATTGACTGGAACTTCTGGCCTTTTAAAAAAGACTGCGGAAAACACCTGGACACTAGATACTAATTCTTATGTAACTAGTTCAGGTATTACATCAGTCACAATTGGAGCTACGTCCCCAGTATAGTCAAGTACATCTACAGCTCAAACGGGCTCTAGTGCAAGTACTACAATTTCACTTAAAGATGCTTATGGTGATACAAAAAACCCATACGGTACAAAAGCAAAAAATCTTATCCTTGCGGGTCCTTCTAGCGGGAGTAATGCAGCACCAAGTTTTAGGGCACTGGTCGCGGCGGACATTCCTGCTTTAGCATACGTGCCAGCAGTTAGTGGTGCAAATGACGTTAATACTCTCGTAAACACAGGTATTTATAATATTACTTCCGGTTCTGCCACTAACGCGCCAAAAGGATACGGATATGGTCAATTATTAGTAATGAGCTATCGTAAACATACAGGTAATACAACGACTGATTGGGCTAGTTAGCTTTATTTACATAATGGTGGTGGAACTGCAAGTGGAAGTGCTAGCTCCCCAGGAAATGTATTATATTATAGAACAAGTAATAACGCATCTAGCAATACTTGGTTTAATTGGCAAAAAGCAGTACATGTTGATGATACATATACAAAAGTAGGAGATACAAACAAACCAGTATATATCGCCGCAGATGGAACTGCAACTCCAATTTCATATGAAATCAATAAAAGTGTTCCTTCAAATGCAATATTTACAGATCATTATGCATGGGGAGATATTACATCTAAGCCCACTACATTAAGTGGTTATGGTATTACAGATGCTAAAATTGCCTCTGGCGTAATTACTTTAGGTTCTAATACGATTACACCAGTTACAAGTGTTAATGGACATACTGGTTCATCTGTTAGTGTAACTGCAAGTGACTTAGGCTTATCTAATGCTTTACATTTTATTGGCCAGGCTACTCAAACTATTACAAATGGCGGTACATAGCATCCAACTATTGCTAATGAAACATATGATGGTACTGATGGCGATGTTGTTATAGACAATAATGCATTAAGAGAATATGTTTGGAGCGATGGCGCATGGTTGTTGCTTGGATACACTTCATCTTAGATTTATGCATAGCCTTCTACCGATCCTACTACAAATCAATGGATTTCTAAAATCACTTAGAATACCGATGGCACAATTAGTGCTACTCTCGGAACATTAGACACAAGCGGAACTTGGTCTGGTACAGCTTCAAACGTTTCTACAACTGCAAATACTTCTAGTACACTTTATCTTGTTGGAGTTACAAGTAGCACTGCATAGGGCCTCAAACGTAGTAATATCACAATAAAAGGAAGTAATTTTACTGCTGGTAATTGGCAAGCTTCAACTATTAATATTTTGTACGGCGGCACAGGCGCGACTTCTGTTAATAAATATGGTATTCTATATGGTAATTCTAATCAAGACGCATATGCTTCTACTAGTACGGGTGATGCAGGATTAGTTATTATTGGTGGCGGGACTAGCGCTGCTCCTAGTTGGTATGAAGGCTTAACACTTAGTGGAGCCGGCACAGTCGCATCTCCTTATTTAGCCACTTTTGGTGGAGATATATCTATAGGCGGTGGATTAACATTAGGAGATTCTACTAATTGGGGTGATGAATATACTCCAATTTATTGGAATAATGGTGTTCCTGGAAAGGTGACAACAATACTAAGAGAAAGTTTTACTCTTGGAACATCAACTATGTCTAGCGCAGGTACAGTTACAACCACAATAACAAATAATACATCTGCAAATTCACGTGTAGTATAGATTGTAGTTACTGATGGTTTTTCTAACTTACATTCTGTAATTGAATGGTAGCTAAATAGCTCTAATCAAATTTAGCTATCTGCGACAACTCAAAAAGTCGTAAGTGGATATATTCTTTACATAAAATAAACATTTGACAACTTATTATCAAATGTGATATAATAAAGAAAAAAGGAGGTAATATTTATGGATATTACTCAAATTTTACTCGGTATTATTTTAATTCTTGGATTTGTAGCTGCTTATTTCGCCGTTCCTTTTATTAAAGCTAAACTATCTGCACAGCAATTAAGTATTTTATACGGAGTTGCAAAAACTGCGGTATATGCCGCTGAAAAGATCTTTGGCGCGAAAATGGGTAAAGATAAACTAGCATATGCTTTAGAAAAGGTAAAAGAATTACTCGCAAAATTTAACCTCAAATTTGATGAAGATGTAATTCGTGCGGCTATTGAAGAGCAGGTAAAACATCTCGATATTGAGGAAGGCTGTTATAGTCTTGTTGAAGCCGAACCAATCGAAGAAGATGAGGAAGAAATTATAAACGAATGATTAGATATGTAAATACCCCTGATAGGGGTAAATTAAACTTACGTGTTACGCATGACAAAAATAGCGGAATATTAGCAAAGATTCCTAATAATACTAAGCTAGAAGTTAAATACGTGAATGATGAATGGTGTAGTACAGAATATAATGGTATTCGTGGTTGTGTTATGTCAAAATTTCTTTCGAAAGAAGGTGCCGTAACAATGGAAGATCTGAAAGAAATTTATAATAGTCTTAAAGCAACTTTAGATACTATTGAAAAAATCTTAAAGAGGTAATTATGGAAGAATTTGGATGTTTCTATTGCTGGGATCCAAAAAAGAAAAAAGAAAAACCCTATTTATTTTTCTTTGATGCAGCAAATAATTTACGAGAGTGCGACTACTGTCCCAAGTGTGGTCGCAAATATGGGGAGGAAACGGTAAATGAATACATGGAGTCAAAATCAAAATTAGAATAACTTTGGATTTAATCCATATAGTTGGAGTAGAAATCCTATATATCGTGCGGATCCGATTCATGGAGAAAATGCCGCATGGCAATTTCCAATTGGACCAAATAGCGAAATCTATTTACCAGATGCAGATGAAGATATTATCTGGTGGATCCGCACTGATATGAATGGAAGTAGAACAGTTCAGGCCTTTGATGTCAAACCGCACGAAAAACCAGATCCTGTTAATATGCAGGATTTAATGGAAAGATTAACAGCTGTGGAGGATTGGATAAATGGCAAGCAGAATAAGTCAAATGCGAAACGCAGTATTCCAACAGTAGTCTCTGAATGATTCTATTGCTCGTACCCGCGCGATTATGCAACAGATCCAGGCCGCACCAAATCCTCAAACTACTATGGTAAATTTATTATCATAGAACCCGCAACTTGCTTCTCTTATTAAAAGTAATGGAAGTTTAGAAAGTTACGCGCGCGAACTTGCATCTGAAAAAGGTATTGATATTAATCAACTTATTAATCAATTGCAAGGAGGATTGCAATAATGAATACAATAAAAATAAATAATCTTGAATTGACTGTAGAAAGTTATAATAAAAGCACTTACTTCAATGGCCAAACCATTACAAGTAATGCTACTTGTAATGTAATAACATCAGATATTACTACATTACATGAATTAATGGAAGAAGAAATTACTTCAATTCAAATTTTTTATGAGGGAACGCTCATTTATAATCTACAAAATATTACAGCCCGTATAGAAAGTATTAATGAATATTTAAATACTGATCGTATGAATATTAATATTAATTTTACTTTCGATACAGACAACAGTGAATCTAATGTTTGACATTTTTTCAAAATTGTAATATAATATATGTAGAAGGGAGAGGTAAGGAACTCTCACTTCTACATATATTTTAATAATGTAAGCATAAGGAGGCTTATAATTATGGTAAAGATTTATAGTGATAAGACTAACAAGTACTACAACACAGTAGAAGAAGCAAATCGTGCGGAATTTGAACTCAAGGAAAAAGAAAACCTTGAGAAGATTAGAAAAGAGCGTGAAGCCGCACAGGCAAAGGAACAGCGCGAAAAGGCTCTTGCTGAGCGCAAGCAGGATGCCCTAAAAGTAGATGAAGCACGGAAGAATCTCTATGCAGCTCAGAAGGCTTATAGTGAGCAGCTAGAGGAGTTCTGTAAGAAGTATGGTACATACCATTATACCGTAGAGAATGGTAAAGAAATTCCAACTCTATTTGATGTATTTAATGGCATTTTTGGTCTTTGAGGCTATGGGTTGGTAATCCAACCCTTCAGCCCCTTAGTTCAACGGTAGAACACCGGTCTCTAAAACCGTTATATCCCTCTGAAGGAGGTAGTCTGGGTTCGAATCCCAGAGGGGCCGCCATACCGGCGCTTGCAGCAAATAATATTTCGCTCTATTTAATTTCTTTGCGATGGAAATAGGCGCCGAGCACATTTGCACCATGCGTATGATGGCTTAGTATCTCTGCCTTCCAAGCAGATGGAGTGGGTTCAATTCCCACATGGTGCTCTTAAATTACAAAATTTCATATTTGACTTTTAATAAAAATTCATGTATAATATATATGTAAGATGAAGAAAAGGAGATTTAGTATGGAACGGATTCAGTTTTCTTATGAATTTCATAATAATGACCAAGATGGAGACGATATTAAAGAAGTTTTCCGCACCATTAAGAAAGATGGCTTGAGTTGTACAGAAGTGTGTGAGGCCTTTGTAGACTTTATGACTTCTGCTGGTTATACCGAGGAAAACATCGTTGATTATTTTAATCAATAATGGGCATTAACTCAGCGGTTAGAGTGTCGTTCTTATAAAGCGGTGGTCCTCGGTTCGAATCCGAGATGCCCTACATCGTCAAACTAGGACAATGACGTTAAATAATAGTTTAAGTCCATTCCAATATGGTGTGTAGTAGTCTAGATACGATAGCCTGAGGGCAGCAGGAACCATTTCTTTCAGCTGCTTAAATAACATAAAGAGAATGGCGGTTTTAGAGATTGCTCTTGGTATCCTCACTTAGTTTACGAGAAGAACTAAAAGATAGTCTACCATGCGTTGGGGTTTAGGGATGGCTTTCGATCGTGAAGAGAAAGAAATCCTACATTCGAATGGGCGATAGGCTCCGCTCTCTTTGAGAAAACCTAATTAACAGTTGCCTACTCTGTAAAAGCGGGATTAATCTCGGAGAGACCGAGTATAAATAAGCAAGTCCATTCTGTGAAATGGTCCCGGTTATTGCCCGAAAACCGTAGGGAGGAATGGAGTTTCTCAGTGGCCAATAAGCTACAATAGATGGTTCGATTCCATATGCGGCGTACCGGTATGAAGTCCGGAGTAGGGCAATTTCATGCACCTATGATGTAGTGGTAACATAGCACGTTGCCAACGTGTTTTGGTGGGTTCAAGTCCCATTAGGTGCTCTTTTTTTAGACGGGTCAGCAAACTTTCTTTTGCATGAGGAGCACGAGGTTCCAGGTTCGAGTCCTGGATTGGGGACATGTCCCCAATTAGCTCAACTGGCAGAGCGCGTATATAGTCCGTCTAGTTTTATGGCTGTATAGTATAGAGGTTATTACATCCGGCTGTCTACCGGAAAACCAGGGTTCGAGTCCCTGTATAGTCGCTTTAGACACATCAGCAAATTTATCTCGCTTTGGCTGTTAACCCGCGGACATGGGTTCAAATCCCATCCTATCCTATTGGATAGGTAGCTCAGTTTGGTCGAGCGGCGTACTTTTTTGAGGGTGTCTAGTTTTATCGCAAGGTCGTCTAAAGGCTTAGGATAATAGGCTCATAACCTATAGATGTGGGTTCGATTCCCACCCATGCAACTTGCCGAAGACACGTCAGCAACTTTTCTTTAAAGACACGAAGTTTGGATTTGTAAAGGCACTGGGTCGGCTCCAGGAAGATAAGCGTGTCTAGTTTTTTATAACAATTATGGAGGAGATATTAATGAAAACTTATGTAAAGCCTGAAGCAGTAAAGCTTACATTTGATTATGAAGAGAATGTAGTAGCTTCTAGCAATAAGCCAGTTCATGGAGACATGGGTATTGGCGTAGGCGGCGGTGGCGGTTGCGATCATGATCCTGGTCATGGTAATCCTCATAAGCCTCATCCTCATTTCCCAGGTGGAAAACCTTAATATTTGACTTTTAATGAAAATTATAGTATAATTTTTATGTAGAAAGGGAGAAAAACTCTGACGAGAGCATGACGAAATAACAATAAACGGTATTGCGCGGAACACCATCGCGCCTCCCTTTCACTTTATGGCTTCCTAGCTCAATGGTAGAGCATTCGGCTGTTAACCGAAGGGTTGTAGGTTCGAATCCTACGGTTGCCGCTTGCTCGATAGCAAATAAGAGCTTAAACGGATGTGCGGTTGGCTGACCCAAAGCCGTTATGCCCTATGGGACGGTCAGTTAAGTCGCGTGCCCTTCAAGCACGAGGGTCCGGAGCATCCCCGGAATAGGGTACTTCTTCTTGTATAGCGGAAGTAAAATGCTATGTTCAGTGTTGGCGGAACACGTAAAACCGCCATATACCCTATGGGGCAGTCGGTTAAGCCATCGGCCTCTCAAGCCGGGGTGCTGAGTTCGATTCTCAGATAGGGTACACACCGCAGAAGAAGTGGCGCGGTATATAAAATGAGACTTCAAACCGTTAACACGGATTTAGCACTTAAACTACCACTGGCACGATTGGGAGGAGTGTTTATGAATGAACTTTCTAAACGATACTCCATAATCAAACGTGATATGTGGCTTAGCGACAAACGGTATAAAAGAAGCGAAGTAAAGT